AGGGATGTCCCCTAATGTCCCCTAAATCGCGTTAATAAGATTGTGAACGATTTTGTCTGTGTTAAGCATGTCACACCTAAAAAAGGTGGTCTGCGTCACAAAGCCCCCTAAATTTTTGACGTTTGTCCTCTAATGTCCCCAGTTTTACGCCCCTAACTTCGTTGCTATTTCAAGGGATGTCCCCTAATGTCCCCTAAATCGCGTTAATAAGATTGTGAACGATTTTGTCTGTGTTAAGCATGTCACACCTATTGGTTACTCAGCTCACACTCTATGTACCTGGATGCCCCGGCAAGCGTTTCTACACCCTTATACACCCGTCAGCTCTCGCTCGCTTCGCTCGCTCTCGCCGGGGGCTACGCCGCTTTAGCGCAAAGACCAACCCCTTCGTGCTATCCTTATCCCCGCACATGACCTTCTCCATACGCCCACAAGAGGACAAAGAAATACCCCTGGCAAGAGCGGCACAAGCGCTTCTAACGCTTCCGCCACCCCCACCAGGGGTACTTATACCAACTAATCCATGAAAGCCCGACAGCGGGGCTTCTACAGCTTACCCTTCCTCTTTCAGGTAGTCCAACAACCTTTGCTGTGCGTCTACCTTACCCATCAGCGAGTCGTACACACGCCCGTCGATAGAATCCTCTGCCATAATCATGTGAATGTTTACGGGGTATTCCTGCCCGCTACGTGCGAGCCTCTTGTTCGACTGCAGCCATGCCTCGGACGACCACGGCAAGGAGAGCCATACGGCTGTGTTCCCGCCCTTCTGCAGGTTCAAGCCGTGACCGATAGAATCGGGGTGCGCGGCAAGGATAGGAATATCACCGGCGTTCCAACGCTCAACGAAATCTTTCTCTTTCACGGTATGTACGTCGTCACCGAATCGTTTCTTGAGCTCTTCTAGCTCTGCTTGGAAACGGTAGAACACTAGCACACCGCCGCCGTTAGTACCCTCGATAATATCTTCCAGCTTATCCATCTTCACCTTGTGCAGAACCTCCCACTTGCGTTCACCACTACCCCCCAGCAAGCCACTGCCCACCCCTGCATCTACACCTTCAACAGCGTCGTGGTACAAGAACCCGGCGGTAATCTGTGCGAGCTTACCTGACACAACAGCTGCGTTCTTCGCGGTAATCTCTTCGCCGCTTTCAATCAGCCGTAGTACCATCTCTTCTTTCATCACCCGATACTGCTTCTTGACCTTCCCCGGCAAGGAGACCATCTGCGGTACATACGTCACAGGTGGCAGCTTCACCCTACCTTCAGTGCCCTGTACCAAAGCCCGGCCAGCGATAGCATCGTAAATCTCTTTCTCGGTGCGCTCACCGTTGCGAGTAGCCCACTTAGTGACAATCTTGTTCGGCAGTTGCGCCGCCGCGTAGAAGTACTTCCTCCGGTACTCACCGATAGTCTTTCCCAGCGACTCACCCCAGTCAAGTAGGAACATCTGTGCCCACAGGTCAACAAGACTCTTCGGCGTGGGGGTACCCGTCAAGCCCCAGACGTGCTCGGCACGTGAGACCAACGACTTAGCACCGCGCCACCGGCTAGTGCGGTAGTTCTTGTACCCGGAAAGCTCGTCAATAATCACCGTCTTGAAACCACCAGCCATAGCACGGGATAACAACCCGTCTTGGTTATCACGACTAACCACAACAAGGTCAGTCTTAGCCCCGGCAAGACGTTCACGCTTCGCCCTATCTCCCTTGACGACGGTGACGCTCAGGTCAGGTCGCCACAGCTTAGCCTCGGTCTCCCACACGTTCTCCGCAACGCGCTTGGGGGCTATAACCAATGCCGGCAAGTGACGTGGCTGTAGAGCCGACAGGCAGGTAGCCGTCTTGCCTAGACCCATGTCAAGGAACAACGCCTTACCGCCACACCCTTCACGCAGGAACTCGACGGCCTCTAGCTGATAGTCCCTCAGCTTCAAGAACATATCTTCCATGCCTACCCTTCTTCCTTCTCTCCACGCTTTCCCTGTTTCTCTCGTCGCATCACGTCTTCTACCTTCCGTGCCCGAGACCCCCGGCCAGTGCCACCAACACCCCCACAATTCTTTCGTGCTATCCTCTGCGCTCGTAGCTGCAGGAACCCGGCAAGCCCAGAATCTACAGTACCCGGCTCGGTGTAGCCGTCCCCTAGTCGAACATCCTTGACCTCACCGATACCAATCTGCGGCGTGAGCATGTTGTACTTCCTCACTGGCGTACCCTCTAGCTTCTTCGGCCTCTGCTTGGCACGGTAGTACTTTCGTGAGTGTGCACGCGCTCGCATGCGCCGGACGCATTCCTTACATCCAGGGTTCTCAAGCCCTACGACAGCGCCACACTCTTCGCACGGAGGTGGGCAGTAAGCACCCTTCTTCTTGTTCCTGTTCGGTTCCATCTCTCCTCAATCCCTATCTATTTCCGAAGCGCGTTCCTTATCGCGCTCGTCCAACCATTTCTTTACTTCCTCGACCCCGGCAAGCACACACCAGGCATGCCCACCTCGTTCAAGCACTCGCAGTACATATTTCTGCCTCTCACTGAGCCGTCCTCCACGCGCCCTCTTAAGTTCAACAAACCATACCGCACCCCCCGGCACGAGAACTATTCGGTCTGGTATACCGACCTCTGTCGGTGCGAGCTTCCAGGTCACCCATCCTCGGGCGCGAACCTGCCGAACAAGAAATGCTTCGACATCTTTCTCTAATGCGTTTTTCACGTTTTCAGTTTAACAAACGGTCCAACTGAAAGTCAAGCGCCACCGCGCACACTTTCACCACAGGAAAAACACCAACCCCTGCGTGTCGCCGCCACAACTCACCCACAAACGCCCTTGTCACGTGGTATACTGTTATTGTTTCGTAACAACTCTTATCGAAAGGAGACCACAGCATGACCGGCATCCATTTAGCAGACCAGGTACTCAATAACCTTATCTTCTTCTTGCAGAATGGTTATTGGTTGGCACACAGCATCTTCTAAACCTGGTATACTGAATTACGCCACGGTAACACGTGTTGTCACAGTTCTCATGCAACAGGAATACCCGCACCGCCGGTACCTATACCGTGTGGTGCGGGGTTTCTTATAACGAAAGGAATCAACTAATGACCGCTCTCTCCATGCTTCTAGGACCAGTGTATTTTTACATGGACTTCTTCAACCGATTCGGATACTTCCCCGGCTAGAAGATAACTAATCGGCAACGAAAGGAACACACCATTATGTCACCCTCGCATTGGGCAGTCGTATCTCTTGCGTTCTACCATACGGCCATGAACATCTTCAATTTCTGGCACTAAGGAAACAACAACTATGTTAGTACGCTACAGCGCCGTTCAGTTAGCTATGTACCCTATCATGTGGGCGTTCTATAGCTTCTGGCACTAACAACACCACAATAAAAGGAAACCCCCGGCAAGGACTGAACATCCTAGACCGGGGGTTTTCGCTAGACCATCGTCTAGCTATCCCACCAACTAACTCAAGCGCATTTATATGATATCATATACATAAGGACATAAACCTCTCTATATGTTTCCTGTTTGTCGGTGATTGAAGAAGTTGGGAGTATTCAGACCCAACTCAAGAAAATACCCCGCACACATTTCTCTCCTAGTGTGCGGGGTATTCTCTTATCCATAATCAATCATCCTAACAGGATTAGCAATGGCTATACGGTGAACCACCTCCCTGTTTGCAGTAAATCCACCACATGATGCCTTGGTTGCACCATTTCATATGTAGCCAACCAGGTACCCACGGCTGTACACCACGCGGACATTGACTGCCTACCACAGGCGACCATGCCGCCGCAGGTGCAGCCCCTACCCCCAGCCCCACAGAGCTAAGAGCAAGACACCCGGCAAGAGCCAGACCCATGAGTTTCTTACGAGCACTTTTCACTGTTCTTCTTTCATATCTACCAGGCTCACGAAGCCCGGTTATCTTTCTTTAGCCCGGCGTGAATCTTTCGCCATTTCTCCCAGTTCACGCCAGCTCCTACGGGCCCATCGCCTTTAGGTACTATCCGCCCACCTAACCCGCGAACAGCATCCCCGGCACGTAGCATAGCTGCATCCCGGCGGGCTTTGTTCTTCTCGTAGGTCTCGGCGGAGGTCTTCATGTGGTGGTGGTGTGCACACAACGAGGTCAGGTTATCCAACGCATCGCTGTGCCCTTCAACGTGGTCTACATCGGTAGCCTTCTGCCCACACCGCTCGTTGGTGTTCCCGTCAAGGGCGGTGCACCTAAAACTGTCTCGCTTGAGCACCGCAAGGCGAATCTGCTTCCAACGAGGCGACTGTTTATAGGTCAGCCCGCTACGCTTGCCCCACCCGGCACGTCGTTGCTTTGCCATAAGCCCGGTCACCTTTCTTTATTCCCAGTACCGGGCAGATTTATCTGCCGCTATCTCGGAGGCTTTAGCTGAAGCGTTGTCTACTAAAATACTTTCTTGGAATCCGTCATCCAGTTCTACACCGCGAACGGAAAGCTCCAGAGCCACACACCTAAGCACATCCCGAACTGACCTTCCATCACCGGCACGCACAACTTTCGGTAGCTTAGAAAGCCCGGTTATCTCTGGGCGGTTTACACCTCGTGTTACCAACGGTGCCATTCCCCGGTTATCTATAACAACATGCCTCAGGAACGCGTAGACATGTGCAAGGAATACGTTTTCTAGCACCTTACGCGGGGTATCCCCCTGCACGTTGGCACCGGTACCAAGACCCGGCAAGCAGACCCATGACACTGGCTTGACAGGTTCGTTTCGAGAGACCGCATACTCCAGGTCTTCCCGAACCTTTTGTGTAAGGTAGTTCCGCGTCTCAAACACGTGCCACATATGCGAGAGGTTCACAGGTTCCGGTTTGGTCTCAAGGGTCGCCGGGTGCTCCATACCATAAACCTTTAGTTGCGTATATGGTTCTTCATCTAAGAATGAGGGGAGGTCTTCCCATGTCACAGATGAACTTTTAACAGCGGTAGAGCTTGCTACCACCTTGGAAGTACCATCTTTGCATTTCTCCGCAGTAATGGCGGCGACACCACTACCAGGTTCCAAGTTCTCAGCAACCCATTGGTTTACTAGCTCTGCAACCTCTTCTACTTGTTCGCGAGTTATCTTCTTGTTCATGACTTCTATTCTTTCTCTTCAACCCCGCGCACTGGGCGACCCCCGGCACGCGGCGCGTTCTCTTCTACCCACGCTGATACCGTCGCCTTATCCCAGAGCAAAAGCTCTCGACCTGCCCCGTCTAGCGCGGTCATCACCGGCGGCGGGAAGTCACCGTTAGAGAGCCGGTAATAGATAGCCGAACGGCTATGCGGTACCATCTCGATAAACCCGGCTAGGGTCATGAGCGGGTTATCAGCTCCAAGAGCGCGGACACTTCCGCTCTCAAGCTCAACTTCGATACGTTTCACCTAAAAGTCGCCTCCTTCCACAAGTACCAGGTGATGCCCGTTGCGCATAGCGTCATCAACGGCTATCGAATGTGCCACCTCTTTCAGTTCCTCCCAGGTCTTGAACAGACCGCTACCAGGATTGACAGCCCCGATAGTATCGGCGATGGTGTAGCTCATAGCACCCCGGCTAGAGTGCCCATACGGTGCGCTCTGTTCGTACTTCACAACACCAATGCCTACGAAGCACCCTTCTTTATCATCCCGGATAAGGCACGTGAGTAACCCGAAACGCTCAGCCACCGCGTAGGTTTCGTAGCGTACTGAGTACCGGCTAGGGAACTGTGTAGCTTTCGGTTCTTGCAGTATATTTTCTATGTTTACCATTCCCGGTTACCTTCCTTTACACCGTGCCTAGCGCGCGCCAGCCCGGTTATCTAGATTTTCTTTGCGTACCCCCGGCACGGGTACCGGACGGCGGCGGTGCATCATCTCTTCGCGCGCCCGTCGCTGTTGCGCCAGTCGGTTGTAGTAGTCTTCTTCTAGTACGGTTATGCGCTGTTGCAGTTCCATGTACATGCGGTACAGGTCTTCGCGCCCTGTGGACGGTAGCGCTTCGTGGTACACATCCCCTACACGGTAATTGCACCACGCCTTATCCTGGCGTGCAGAGCGCTTAGCATACAAGGCTATAACCCCCGTAAAGATGAACAGGAACGAAGCCCCGGCTAGAAGTAGTGCGTTGATAACGTGTGCGGTCATGATGCTTGCTCGCTTTCGGGTACATTCGGTACGAAGATGTAGTATTGTTCATGTATCGGCGGCGCATAACCTTCACGTGTGAATACCTCTTTAGCTTCTATGTGCAGGGCTTCGTTCTTTGAGATACCCCCAACGTGTATGCCGCCGGGGTACCACTTGAAGCTACACCAATGTTTTTGTAGTGCGGGATGTGAGAAGCGCGCCGGCATTTCAAAGACGTCAGATTTATACACCGGGTAGCGGTTACCGTTTTCGTCCCGCCCGGCTATCTCAAACTTTGACCGGATACCTTTCAACGGTACTCGCTCTGTGTACATCTGTAGGTAAACATCCCACCCATCAGGTTTGTACTCTATCGCTCGCTCAAGTTCTGCACATACTTCTTGGTTCACCGCGTAGGGAATACGCAGTGGGGTAACCTTGAGGTCTCGCATTACTTGAAGGTTCTTTTTATACATATTGTTCTGATGTTCGATTTGCTCTTGCTGGAACCTGCTAAGCCGTGAGTTCATGTCGTATACCTCTCCCTAAAAGATGAATATCATGCGCTGTTCTCCCAGCGCGGCGGTTGGTAGTGAAGTCCTGATAACAGAACAATGTTGTGTCAGCGGTTCAAACAACTCAAACAACATGTCTGAGTCCGACTTGAGGCGCTCGCGGTATCGTTCAAGCCGTTCCTGCTTATGTAAGTGGTGTTCCAGGTCTGCCCCTGCACCCTCAAGGCGTAGAATGAGGGCTTCAAGGGCTTTCCCCGCGTCTTTATCCACCGTTAATAATCACCCCCGCAGATGAAGCAACAGGCTTCCAGTTCTTCACACCCATATGCGTCTAGCTCATGGCAACAACAGCGTCCGGTTATCAGTTCCAGAAACTCTAAAGCTTCTTCAATATCACCCATTTGTACCCCGCATAAACTGATATGCTGCGTATCCCCCGGCTAGGAGCATACCCAATGTTGCCCCGTTACCAGAGCCGCCGGTGAGAACAACAGCAGTACCGAAAGCCCCGGCTAGTACCAGAGCGCCCGCAGTAGTTAGTGCGCGAAGTTTCTTAGTCATTTTCAACCTCCAGCAGGTTAGTCGGTTTCGGATACCTTGATAATCAGGAAGGTGACGGCGAAAGGTAGGGTCACACTTGATACGGTACCCACCACCGCGTAAGAATCCCGAACGAATTGTTTGTATTCTTCCAGCCCCATAAGAGTAACTGGGGCGACTACTAAAAAGATACCAAGTATCATTACCGCCACGGCGGCTAGGAATACCACCGTAGGAACTAGCAGAGCTTTCTTTATTGCGGTCATGGTTAGTTTCCTTCCACCATGTCCGTTATCTGGTTGTAAAGTTTTTCGATAGCCCCCGGCATGTCGTCGTGGTATCCATCCCGCATGTCGCGTACCTGCTCATACAGGGTTTCAAGGCTTGCACGCTCTATGTAATCTTTTTCTACTTCTTCACGGAATACCGTTAGCGCGTCTTGCGATTCCACAGCATCATCATGGAAACTTTCTATGCGGTCTGACATCCGCAGCGTCAATAGCTGAATAGTATCTAGCAGTTTGTCTATTCCTGCATGAAGACTGTCAATGTAGTCTTCTACCACATCCGGGATGACCTCTCCCCCTTCATCGTAGGGTACAGGGAAATCATCTAACCTAACTAAGAGTTCGTCCACCTTAGAGTCGTGTAGCGCGCTTGCGTCATACAGCCACCCGGCTAGATTGTCTGCGGTTATGTCGTCGTCAAGCAGGGTACCTTCAAAAGCCATTTCAAGTATTCCTTTCTGTTTAGTCGTTGAATGCGAAGAACATAGTGCCGTCTAGAGAGGGCGCAAAGCACCACCCCCAATATTCAAGCTCTTCCCGGAACGCCTTAGTGTCTACGAATCGTAGTGCTTTAGCGTCGCCCACATGGAAGTACCGGCTGTAAATCTCGCGTATATATTCATCAAGTTCTTCATGGTCGCCATCGTAATCGAAGAGCAGACGCTCTATAGCATGCCTGTCTTCAAGAGTGTCAAAGAGTAGCCCTGTGTGTACACCCCAAGCCATGAGGGCATCCGCCGGGCATTCAAGCCCGATACCTGCTTCAACGGCGTTCTGGTAGGCGTGAGTTAGATTTGCCTTTTGAAGCGGGGTCGGGGCGCTGTAGCGTTCTTGGCACAGCTTCTCAAAGCGTGCCACTTCGTTGCGAATGTATTCACGGTCTTGAGGGGTCAGGTCTGGTTTGGTTAGGTCTAGGGTTGCCACAGTTCAAAGCCTTTCTAAGCGGTTATGCCAATGCCCGGCGGTTAAGGGTGAGAATGTCAGTGGTGTCAGCATCCAAAGCCTTCACCGGGTCTGCAACAGGCTTGGAAGCCCTGTTACCTTTAGGCTCTGTGGCTACCTGCATGAGGGGCAGGAACATTAGAAACCCGGCTAGGCAAGCCCCGATACCCCATGCAAGGGTTTCGGCTAGTAGCGTGTACTGATACGCGAACGCGAACCCGGTTGCCAGAACAGCAGTCCAAAGCCCAGCGATAGTTGCAATGGTTTTCAGGTGTTTCATGCCCGGTTACCTTTCTGATTAGGTTGTGTATTTTTCCGTGCCCGCCCGAGGAATCGAACCCCGGCTAGTACCATAACGGGCTACCGCATTATCGGTGAAAATGTGCGGTGTTTATTTCTGTTGAGTGAAAGTCTTTCGGTTAGTCGATGACAAGCCCGGCATCTTTGAACGCCGCGAGTACACGTCCATCCGCATCCCCGCCTAGCAAGTCAGCATCAAAGATGACATAGCCGCCGCCGGTGCTGAAGTTATGCGTACCTTTCCGGTCAGAGTGCCGGTAATTGCGCATGTAATATTTGAGCTCTTCTAACCCGAGGTCTTCATAGACCGCGTTGAGCCGGTCATACTGCATGTCCAGGATAGCCCACCGGCGCAACCCACTGTACGGGTTTTCCGAGAGCCAGAAGATGCTTAGGTTCTTGATGCGGTGCTTTTCCAGAAGCCCGGCTAGAGTGCCGTTTTCCGATGCTTCGATGATGGTTTCTTTTGCTGATTTAGCCATTGTTCTCATGACCTTTCCTTTTCCGATTAGGGTTGATAAAGACACCTGATAAGAGGAGCCTTCTACTTTCGTACTTATCAGGTCTGCCACGTGTATGTATGGCAGAGTGCGTACACCGGGGGGTTGCACCCGGCTTGTGGAGACTGACTCTCTGTACGCGGCAGGTTTACATACCTGCAATTTTCATGAGTGGGTTTAGTAGGTTAGTAACCCATGCGATAGGTGATTCATGTGCGTAAGTTGCCCATGAAGTCATGTACGCTACCCACGTCATTACGTAATCGTAAGTCATTGGTTTCCTCTATTTGTTTGTCAATCAGCGATTTAGCATTTCTGCTTTGTTGTTATCAACATTATCAGTAGTTGTACGCTTTGTCAAACTGTCTGTGTGCCTTCTCCAAGATGCCTTGCTTTTCGCCTCACTGGTTAGGGTATTGACTACTCTCAAGCACGCCAGAGCTTTATGTTTGTCTCTGCATTTCGCTATTTCGTTTTGTTGATAGTTCTACTATACACATGAGTTGGACAGTTTGTCAAACTAAATAAATGTGGTGTGTAGCACATACCCTATGTGGCATGGGTGTATAGCAGGTGTGTATAGGTACGTACACGTGTGTGCGTGTGTGTGTGCGTGTGTGCGTGTGTGCGTGTGTGCGTGTGTGCGTGTGTGCGTGTGTGCGTGTGTGCGTGTGTGCGTGCATTGTATTAGTACGTTTGTTCTATTCATGTGTTTGTGCACGTGAGTGAATGTGTATGCATGTGGGTGAATGTGTATGCGTGACGTGTGCCACGTGTTAGTACACGTGTACGAGGGGCGGGAGGGGACCCACCCCCGGTTTCCCTTTCCCCCTCCGCCGGGTTCTGTCGCTCGGGCTCTGAACCATCTCGAAAAGTACGGGCTTAGAAAATGTGTTCTATTTTGCGGGCGCGTGTGCGGTCATAAATATTCACCATTACACGTGTGAGGAAAATCATAGGAAATAATTTTTGCTCCCCGGCACGCAACGCCGCGCGCCGTGGCTACTACCCATCTTGAGTGACCCTGTATACTGGGGGAGAAGCGCGTCAACTTAAGGAACATTGGGCCTTAAATAAATTTAATCCCAGGAGAGCCTATGGAACATAAACTCGAATCTGTTGACGGTTATCGAAAATGTCTTCGATGCCACAAACCTGTTCTTGAGTATAGCGCAGTCCCCGCGCCTCGAAGGTACTGTTCGAAGAAGTGCGGGTTTGCACATCGACGAAGGAAGCAATACTTACGACGCATCCTGAGGACCCTGAATGCGATTCCTTACGAAGAGCTGAGTCCCATGCAACGCCTGCGTTTGAAGAGGCACACCGAGGAGCTTGCTAATTGGGAGCCACTGACTAAAAAGGAGAATATCTATGCCCGGCAAGGGGAATAACAAGAGCACGCGTAGTAAGCGCGGGCAGTATGAGGTCGTCCAGGCTACGCCCCTGGAGTATCGCCCTGTCCCGCAGCCCGAACTGCCCGACTACTTTGACTGGCACGCGTTCACTGTAGAGTTCTGGGACTCCCTCAAAGAGCACCCGACTCTGCAGAACCTTACGAAGACCCAATGGCAGTTCTTCATCCTCTCCGTCATCATGCCCATTGAAGAGGCGGCACGTAAGTTCGAGAGTGGTGTATCCACCCTCCGTTCCGTTGAGGTTGCCGTATCCAGTGCGCGCGAGTTCATCCTGTCGCCGAAGTCTATCGCAGGGGCTAAGATAGAGCTTCTGACTGCAGAGGAGCTGCAGCGCCGCCTGGCCGAGCACACTCAGAAAGCGCCCACCCCCCGGCATGTAGAGGGTAACGCTACCTACGGCGAGCTGAGGTTAGAGGCATAGCCCGACATGATTGATACATTCGCTAACGCCCCAGTGCGTGCGGGATTCAAGCCACGATACAAGGGGGAGGTGCCCACTCTCGGGTACATCGCCCTTGAGTGGATGGAGACTTACCTATCTCGCCCCACCGTCACGTGGGATGAACCGTTTCGCCCGACACGGGAACAGGCTGAGTTCATCCTGCGTTGGTACCGCATTGACCCCATCACGGGGGAGCGTGTGTACCGGCGTGGTGTTATACAGCGTCCAAAAGGATGGGGTAAAGCTGAATACCTGGGCAACCTTGTTCCGACCCCGCAAGGGTACCGCCGATTCGGCGACTTGAAAGTAGGGGATTACGTCTTCGGCTCGGATGGGAAGCCGACCAGGATTATTCAGGTGCACCCAACCATTGAGGATTACGGGTACACTATCAAAGCATCTGATGGTTCCTTCGGTACCTTCCACGAAAACCACACCTTTGTTGTCGGTGAATTTACCGGTCGCGGGAGGTATGAAACTGAACTATCCGTTGGGGACATGAAAGCCCGTGGCGTTACCTATGACCGCGCGCTGACAAAAGGGCGTACCAAAGCCACTAACCCCGGCGTGTCCCGGTTCGCGTTGCAAGAGCCACCGCGCCTTTTTGGTGAAGATAAAGGTCTTTCCATAGACCCTTACGTCCTGGGTTTTTGGCTTGGTGACGGCGATTCCGATTGTGGCAGAGTAACCATCAATGCCTTGGATTTCCAAGAAGCTAAAAACCACCTGAGCTTGGGTAGCTCTAGGCAGAGTTGGAACGACCGTCGTACCGCTGTTCGAACTACAGTACCCAGCCTGAAAATTGAATTACGCAAGTACGGTTTACTGAACAACAAGCACATACCGGAAGAGTATCTGCGTTCCTCCGCAGAGTCCCGCCTAGCCTTAGTGCAAGGTTTGATGGATTCAGACGGACACATAGAGACTAACGGAGTACGTGCGGAGTACTGCACTACCAATGAAGCCTTGGCTATCGGTGTAACAGAGTTGCTGTTCTCATTGGGTTATCGACCACGCATGAGTACGGGAGAAGCAAAACTGAACGGTCGCGTCGTATCACCTAAGTATCGTGTCCGTTTCCGCCCACAGCTAGACAAACCCCCGGCACGGTTGAATCGAAAACTTGTTCGAATAAAGCCAATTAGGAAGAGCCTTCAACCGCGAGTTATTACGGAGATTGCGCGTACAGAAAAGCCCCTACTCATGCGGTGTATAACGGTAGCAGCTGAGGATGGGCAGTACCTCACAGGAAAAGCGCATTGGGTTACACACAACAGCCCGTTCCTCGCCGCGATTGCCGCCTTCGAGGCTCTCGGCCCATGCCGCTTCGCGGGATGGGATGCAAACGGACGACCTGTTGGGCAGCCCTGGAACGCGGAGCGAAAAGTGGAAATCACCTTGCTTGCCGTCTCGGAAGAGCAGACACGAAACGCCTTCGAACCTATGAAAGAGATGATGTCCTCGGAACATCTTCTCTGGGAATACCCCGGCGTGGAGGTGATGGAGACCCGTATTCTGTTACCCCACAACGGTCTTATCGCGCCGCGTACATCCTCGGCCCGCTCGCTTGAGGGTAAGCCGAACCAGTTCACGATTGCCGACCAGACGGAGACATGGGTACCGTCAAACGGCGGTGACCGTCTCGGCGCGGTAGCGAAGCGAAACCTGTCGAAGGCGGACGGAACTTTGCTGGAAGCCCCGAACGCATTCGTGCCGGGAGAAGGCTCTTTCGCGGAGCAGACCTGGAACGCGTGGCAGAAGGGCATGGCCGGCGAGTCGTTCCGTAACAACATCCTCTATGACACTAGGGACTGGGGAGACCCCGACTTGTCCGACCCGTCCAGCATCATTTCTGGACTTGAGCACGCCTATGGCGATTCCTTGAAGTCCCCTACAGGGTGCAAGATTCACACCCCGCCCTGCGGTGTTGAAGGCTCGCCCTACCCCGGCGGGTGGGTGCGCATCAATGGTGTGTTGGATGATGTGTTCGACCCCGCCACGACGCTATCAGACGCGGCGCGGTACTTCGGTAATAAGCCGCACGCTTCGGCTGATGCGTTCATCCCGTATGATGTCCTGCAAGCTACGACCCACGAGAACCTGGAAGCATCCGGTATCGACCCCATCACCCGGCAAGACATGCTTGTGGTGGGCTTCGACGGCTCGTGGGGTCGCTCGCGCGGCGTTACTGACGCAACGGCTATCGTAGCCATGCGAGTATCCGACGGCCTGGCGTGGGCTGTACGCGTCTGGGAACAGCCGGACGACGAGTCGGGCCGTGGGTGGGAGCCACCCCGAGCAGAGATTGACGACGTTATGCGGAGGTTTATCCAGGACTTCAACGTGGTTGACGGGCTGTTCGACCCCGCCGGGTGGGAGTCCCTAGCCGCTGAGTGGGAGTCGTTGATTAACGCGAAGCGAGCATCAGCTAGGCGCGGCTCGAAGTACGGGTTTGGCTCCATGCTGTGGCGCGGTAACCAACTGAACAGGGTTGCTGAAGCCACGCGCTCTCTTCGAGTTGCTCTGTACGAACGGGAAGTGAAGCTCACCGGCCCCGGCGTGTTGATGCGTCACCTCAATAACGCTCAGTACCGAGAGACAAGGGCAGGTAAGATTATGTATAAGGAGTCGCCGTCGTCCGCGCGAAAGATTGACGCGGCTTACGCTCTCATGCTGGCGTATCAGTCCAAGCTACGCGTGAGCGCGAAGGGGCATACTATATCCCCGGCTCGTGAATCTGCCGCCCCTATGCGATTGAGGTAATACTTTGGAAATACAACCGTTTGAAGAGGACCTGGCGTACATCAACTTTTTGTACGGCCAGCTCAGCCGCCGCCGTAAGCACATTAAGGACATGAACAGCTGGTACTCGGGGCGCGCGCCTATCCCTCTACCAGATAATTCAGGAACTAGCGCGGATGTACAGCGGGCGTGGTATAACCTGCAGAAGAAATCTCGTGTGAACGCGGCGTGTCTGCTGGTTGATTCTCGCTTGCCCCGCATTGGAGTGCACAGCGTACAGTCGGCGGTGGATGACTCGGCAGACGGGGATGATGAGATTGAGGCATTCATCCAGGAGTCGGACTTCAAGCTGAAATTAACTGACGCGCTTCGAGACACGCTCACCTCAGGCAAGGGGTATCTTGCTCTGACGGAAGACGGCTTGATGCACCTTCCCCCGTCGCATACATACTGTGACCGTGACGCAGCCGGTAACACCGTCGCGGCTATTGCTATGTATGCGTCTGCTGACCGCAAGCACCGCATCATGCTCTTCGCCCGCCCAGGATATTACCGCCTGGCAAAGGCAGAGCTGAACGTTCCGTTGCAGGCCACCGGTGAGTGGGCTTGCCCAGACTTGGCGGAGTTCTCCCCGATTCTTGGTGAGTGGGAATGGGAAGCGCCCGTAACGGTAGAGGGTGAGTCCGTCACGATATATGAACTGTCGGACGGTGACGGCATCATTTACCGCCACCTGCCTACACTCTCCCGCATCAACCACACCATATTGCAGTTGGGCATTCTCACCGCCACGCAAGCATTCCGCAAGACAGTTCTGTCTAACCTGCCCAAGTACGACAACCGAGGCAACGAGATTCAGTACTCGGCGGACATGTTCGAGACGGCACCAGATGCGTTGCTGATGCTTCCTGACGGCGTTGATATTTGGGAGTCCTCCGCTACTGACTTGAACCCTATCCGAAACGTCGTTCTGGATAACATCAAGATTCTTGCCGCCGAGTCGAAGACTCCCCTCTACATCCTGTCCCCGGAGTCGTCCACGTCTTCGGCGGAGGGAGCGTCCATGCAGAACGAACCCCTTATCTTTGACATTGAGTCACTGGAGATGCGCATTACTTCTACCCTTCGCCGCTTGTTTGCTGACGCTATGCTGGCGAGGGGAGATTCTGAGCGCGCGGACGCTACGAAAATCAACATTGATTGGGTGAACCCGAAGCGTCCTTCGGACGTTGAGCGCATGTCTGCCGTCCAGCTCGCTACCTCCGCAGGTGTGCCGCTGACGGTGGCCCTGCGTAAGTTTGGTGGATTCTCTGCTCTGGATATTGCTGAGGTTGAGCGGGTGCATGGTAACCAGGCGCTTCGAGATTTGGTAGTAGCTAATGCTACCGCGCAGCAGAACATCACCCGTCAAGAGCAGGAGCAAGAAGAGACACAGGAGCCAGACCCGAAGAACCGCCAGGTCTTGAACAACACCTCACCAGAGGCTAACTTGTCGAACCAACGTAACGGTGGTGCCGTCTAGTGGCTACCTCGGGTTTCTATGGGAAGTTGGCTAAAGCTCAGTCGCAGCGCAACAGGTCTCTTGTTGAGATTCTGGTGCAGTGGCTTTTCGCCCGGTGGCGCTCTGACCCTCTCACGTCAGCCTCAGTGGATGATTTGGTGGATGATACCGTCGAGAAGGTTCTAGAGATTATGGACGAAACTCGTGCCGACGCAGATGCGTTCCTGCAGGAGGCTCTGGAAGCTGAGGGGAAGAAGTTCCCCAAGGACGTATCCCCGGCACGGGACGGCTCATACCCACGCAAGAACATTCTCCCGGAGGATGTGTGGGAGCGCCCCGTCAAGGAATATCGCGTTGCACGAAACAACGGCGACTCGCACCAAGAGGCTATGCTCAAGACATTGTCCCGCGTCCGTCAGCTGGCAGACGCGGATGTTCGCATGGCTAACCGTGAGCGCGCCGCGCGGGTATACGAAGCCGCTGCGCCGCAAGGTGTTATTGGGTACAGGCGCATCATCCACCCCGAGCTATCTAAGACGGGTACCTGCGGCCTCTGCCTAGTGGCGGCTGACCGTCTGTACTCAACTAATCAGCTGTACCCACTGCATGATAACTGCAAGTGTGAGACCCTTCCGGTGACTAACACATCTGACCCCGGCTTGAAGCTGAACAGAGACGACCTAGATTACATCTACCGGGTTGCTGGCGGGAATACCGCCAGCAAGCTATCGAACACTCGCATTGCTGAGTACGTCTCTGGGGAACGCGGGCCTACCCTGTCGCGACGAGTCCAGAAGTCTAAGAGTGGGCTTACCCCGAAGGACGAGAAGTACGCGCTCTCCGGGGAGGACGCGGACCGCGCGTCGTATGTGCGCACCCCTAGGGAAGAGGCTATCGACGCACGGGACGAATTGGCCGCCTTGCGGCGTAAGCGCGCTAAGCCCAGGCGCACTCGAACATCTGTTCTAGAAGACCGAATCGCGTACTGGGAGCGCCAGGCGAAAGCGTATGCCTCATGATTCGGCTGATTACAGGACCCCCGGCCAGCGGCAAGAGTACATATGTTCGAGACAACGCCAAGCCCGGGGATGCTATTATAGACTTGGATTTACTCGATGGAGACTCTGTGCTAAGGGCGGCTCTGGAAGAGGGCCTGCACCTGCGAGGGTCCCAGAGGGACGTGTGGGTTACCCGCACATTGCCAGACCCCGCAGACCGAAAGGGTTTTGCGGAATACATAAAAGCCGACTCAGTAATCACGCTTGATGATGCTTCGGAGGAAGAACTTCATGCGCGACTGGAAGGCTCACCAGATGCAGAATCCCGGCGTGAAGGAATCCGCAGGTGGTTCTCGCTAAACCCCCGGAATGGGGATGAAAGGAATACAGATATGCCACAGGAGATTTTGTCTGCGAACGTTGGTACGGAGGAAACCCCGGAAGGTGAGAACCTGAACGCCGAAACGGCTACTCAGGAGAACGCCGCAGGTGATGCTTCGGAACCTTCAACAATCGAGGAAGACCTGAAAGCTCAGATTGAAAATCTGACTAAGCAGGTAGAGCAGTGGAAGTCCCACTCACGTGAGTGGGAGGCTCGGGCTAAGAAGGGTCGCAAGTCTGAGGATGCAGATGATTCTGTAGCTGACCGGCTAGAGGCGTTGCAGAATGAGTTCAGCGACTACAAGAAGAACGCATCTACTAAGATTGCGGAGTCGAAGATTCAAGCCGGGCTGAGTGCGAACGGGCTATCGAGTTTGCAGAGCGCATTCGATAGTTTGGGTGCCGCGTCGTTCTTGGACTCGGAAGGGAACTTCGACCAGGCTAAGTTTGACGGTATCCTCGCTACACTGACTGAGCAGATGAAACCTAAGGCATCTAGCATTCCATCACTGAATGGCGCGCCCGATACAGGTAACGCGTCTAACAACAGCTTCGCCTCCGGCGCCGCCGCTGTGCGAGCTAAGTTCAACAAGAAATAGAGAGGTTACAAGTGCCTAATCTGCATAGCACTACCATTAACCGCAACCTCCCGGCTTGGTTGTCTGGTGAGACCGCTTCGATTGAGGCTCAGTCGCTCACCATCAACGCCGAAGATTTTGCGGAAGTTATCAAGAAATACAACGGTGTACCCTCCGGCTACCCCGTGACTATCGAAGCCAACAAGGTAAAGCCCGCCACGGCTGACCCCGCAGGATTCCTGCTGTTCGACCACGCCAACACCACCGGCACTGAGCAGGTAGCCGTCGTTGTCAAGGGAATTATCATTCATAAGCGTCTGCCTAAGCTCGCCTCTGGCTCTGCCCTGGAGAAGCCCGCAGATAGCAAGCACTTTATCTTCATGGAGGGCGCTAACTAATGTCTACTTATGATTTGGACCAGATTACTACCCCGGAGTACCTGACCGGCTTCGCGGAAGAGTACTACAAGAACATCCAGGCACAGGAGATTGCCGCCAACTCCCTGCTTTCGTTCTTCCCCGAGCGCTACGTTGAGGGCATTGACCTGAACACCAAGGACCTCAAGGTCACCCGCCCCGTCATGGCGTTCAACCGCGCCTGGGATGCTGAGCCTAGCCGTGGTACTCAGCCCCCTGTCAAGATTGTTCGTTTCGAGAACATCCCCTTGACTCAGAAATACACCATCGGCGAAAAGGACCAGCTTCGCGCTCGCATCCAGTCCAACGACATTATCCGCAAGTCCATTGAGGAGAAGGTCATGCAGGGTGTCGAGTCGATTGCTGACCGTCTTGAGTACCAGCGTGGTCAGACCCTCAACAAGGCAAAGTTCCTGGTTGAGACCGAAGCAGGCGGCGTGACTGAGGATGTATGGGGTCGCTCTGCTGAGGCGGACGTGACCGTGGCGGCTAAGTTTGATACCGCAGGTACCAACATCCTGAATGAGCTGGTGAAGCTGCGCCAGGCATACAAGAAGCTCAACGGTTTCTACCCCGGCGCGATGGTGATGTCTACCCGCGTGTTCCTGGCTATCCAGACCAATACTCAGTTCGCTACTAAGGTTGGCGACGGTTACCGCCCTGCAACCCTTGAGGAGATAAACGGTATCCTGGCCGGTCAGCTTCTCCCGCAGATTACTCTGTATGACCGCCAGGTGAACACCTACGACGGCCCTGTGAATGTTCTGGATGACGACAGCATCTTCCTGCTTCCGCCGTCTGACAACCGTATCCTCGGCGAGACCGTGTTCTCTCGAACCGTGACCGCTGTGAACCTCGGCTGGACTGGCGTGAACGGTCAGGGTATCGTGGCTAATATCGTTCAGCGTCCTAACGTTGCGTCCCTGCGTGACATTGTTGTGGATTCTGTGGCGATGCCCGCCCTGTACAGCCCCGATGCCGCTTTCAAGGCTAAGGTTCTGTAAATAATCTAACTATCTGAAGGAGAAACGAACATGGTCACTAAGGCACATACATACATCCACAACGAATACGGAGAGCTCGTATTCCTACCGGAAGGGAGTGAGCTTAGCGACCACGTTCTCTCCCAGGTTACTAACCCTGATATTACCGGGCTTCGCTTCGAGGAACCAGCTGAGGAACCAGCTGAGGAACCCGCTGAGGAACCCGCTGAGGAACCCGCTGAGGAACCCGCTGAGGAACCCGCTGAGGAACCTAAGAAAGCCCCGGCACGCAAGGGCACCCGCTCTCGCGCTAACAGCAAGTAAGGAATATACCCCGTGAGCATGGAAATCACTGTTGAAGATGTGTACACCGCACTAGACGGTGATGTCGTAGACCGCTCTGAGAAATTCATTGCGTCTAAGATTGAGGAAGCCCTCGCCATGCTCGCGGGGTATTGTCCTCGCCTGGCAAACATCATTGCCGGCAAGGAAGAACCGGATAAGCTCACGGCAGTACGCATTCGCGCCGTTGTCGTAGCCGCCGTCATGCGCGTAGCTAAGGACGACCGCTCGGGGTACATCTCCGAGAAAGAGTCTGCATACGAGATTCAGATTGACCGCGTAGCGCAGTCCCCGAACATCTGGTTCACTGATAAGGAACTTGAGGGTCTTGGATGCAAGACCCGTGAGTCTTTTGTAGGGTCGGTCAAGATGTCTCCAGACCCCACGTTTACAGCATCCCCCACACCGGGGTGGAATAAGGGGTGGTACTTCGGATGACGTTAGTATCCAACCCCCGCCACGTTGTGGAGATGTACCCAGCACGTAGTGTACTCAAGCCGGACGGCATGTACGCAGTGGAGTACCTGCAGAAACCCCTGGTGGTGCGCTGTAATTTCCAGCCTATTGCATCCGATAACCTCTCCCGCACTTCGTCTGTGCGAGAAGAGTACTATGGTACGAAGCTCTCTACAACTGGAGCACTAACCACTCCCCCCGGCACGTTTGATAAACTGCGGGAGTCTCTGCCAGCGGAGTACCAAGACGAGTTCCCCGTGAATGCCGTCGTGGTCTACACCCCCGGCAAGTACACCCGGCAGGCGGGACTAAAGCCCCAGCAGACATCCTCTAGGCCGTACTACTACACCATCAACGCCCGTGAGGTTGTATTCCGAATGGGAGTGCGCACTCAGCACGATAAGGTTGCGATAACCAGGGGCAACGACAGAGAGTTATCGGGGGTGCCTCTTGGGTGACGGAATTGAACTGTACCGCACTAACTCGAAGCGCGCCGCGTCGTTGGTCTCCACCAGGACACGCGCGCTTGACCGTGTTGCGGAAGCTATCAAGAACGACGCGAAAGCCGCAGCTGAGCCCTACCGAAAATCTACGTCTGATTCTTACGTAGACCACTTCGGTGTAAAGCGCTCGCTCTACAAGGGACCCCAGCAGTACCCGAATATCCCGGTATGGGATAGGGTTGTCTACAATGATGACCCCGCCGCGCACATCATTGAGCTTGGTATAGCGACAAACGAGATTCAGTTCTCGAACGGGCGTAGCCAGAAGGTTACACGCTTCCAGCGGGGACACTTCTTCCTGGTTGGCGCAGCGGCTAAGGCAGTCTCCCTGCACGCCCTGTCACGTCCTATGCCCGCGCTAAAGAAGACCAACTGGAATGCGGTTCGTGCGAACGCAGAGATTGACCGCTCAGGTTCACGCGGAACCCGGCATGGAGGTTACTAATGGAAACCGCATTGAGTTTGACTGAAACCATGCAGAGCCTACTGTCAGAGTTCGCGCCGGGGCACGTGATTCAGAACGTGCCACCGAGCAAACTCCCGTCATGGTGGATTCAGCACCACGTCATGTGGGCTACATACACGCCAGTGAACGCGGAGGGTACTCTGTGGAAGTTGATGATGAACATCAGGCTACGCGTGTACTCCCCACGAACGGGTAAGTTAGCGAACGTCTCCGCAGATAGCCTAGCTATGCGGGCGCACTCTTACATCCAGAAGTGCACCGAAGTAGGCAAGGAAGTATCCGGCGTGGTGCTGAAAGGGTATACTCTAACTCAGACACCCAATACAGAATTTTCGGTTGCCGCCGTTACGACGGTAGCCGGGGAGCAGTCAGACAGCACCCTAACATTGACTGCATTCGCGCCACGGGACGTCCTGTTTGGCGCACCTAATATGGAAGAGCCTTCCAAGGCATTGCAAGAACTAGGAGTTCTCTAATATGGCTAAGCCTATTGAATATAACCCGAGTGAAGTCCTTGTTGCGGACTTTGTTACGGTGCTGGCCCCTAAGACGGGTACCTTTGCACCTCCCCCGAAGGGCGCCGTCGGAAAGTTCAAGGCCGACGACAGCACTACTTACCCTGACGGCTGGGCACCTATCGGTCTGACCTCTGCGGAGACCCTGCCCACCTTCTCGTCTGACGGCGGCGACGCTACCGTTATCGACACCGCTGAGGTTGCTGCAGTACGTAACATCCGTGGTAACATCACCACCAAGTTCGAGTTCACTCTGCACACCTTCAACAAGCGTGTTCTCCAGCTGACCCAGGGCGGTAATGACCCCGCAACCCTGGAGGAGACCGAAGCAGAGCTTATCCAGTGGTCCGGCGGCAAGCCGCGCACCGTGAACACTTCCCTGCTGTTCATCCGTGCGGATTCCGAGATGACCGTGTTCGACTACATGCCGAACGCACAGCTCTCGGCTAACGGTCGTGGTGAAACCTCGAAGGGCGCTCTTGTTCCTATCCCCGTCACGGCAACTGTGCTTGCACCTACTGCGGAGCAGGTAACGGCTGGTGCGAAGGATGCTATCGCTACTATCGTTCCGAAGAAGGCCGCCGCAGCCCCCGCTGCAGGTGGGCAGCCCGCAGCTGGCAACCCCGGAGTCCGTGTTGGTGGCTAAAGCTAGTACATAGCTCACATGCTATACTGTGCCTGTGGCTCTTTATGAGTCACAGGCACTTTTGTTTTAGTGAGAGGAAATGCTTTGGGCACTCAACCCAACGAGTACACCAACAAAACCCCCGGCCTGGTATTCGGCGTAGATGGACGCGCTATCCCGGTCGCGGCGGAGTTCGCGCCAGAAGCCGACAGCTACAATGCGGCACTAGACCGTCTCCAGCAGGAGGATACTCCCGCTGCAGCAGCGCCCGCAGCGCAAGTACAGGCACAGGTGACCGAGCCTGTAGCAGATAGCAAGCCTGAACCTGAGGAGCTGGAAGACTTACCAGACCCGCGCACTAGCCCGTTGTACAGGCTTGTTACCCCACTTGAGACCTTGCGGGGTACCGTCGCGCTACAGCTTCTTTCGGAAACTATGTCTATCTGGAAGATTGTAGAGGGCGAGGATAAGGACGAGAACCCCGGCGTGGATTTGGCGGCTACCCGCGCTATCCTGCAAATCTTTGAAGATACCGTTGTTCCAGAGGAGAACCTTGCCGAGTGGCGTTCGCACGATACCTTGGCCGGTATCGGCGACATGAGTAACTTCGTCATGGGCTACGTGGGAGAACTGGGAAACGTCGCGCGCTCTTTGAATATCTAACGACACAGCCTGTTATTTGCGCAGATTTCATAGCGTTGTATCACTATGACCCTCTGCGTGAGTGGGCAAGCCGGGATAGTAAGGTCACTAAAGCCTTGTTGTCCCGGCTTGCTTTTGAAGAGCGTAGTTTATACAGGCACCAACTACCTGAGCCGGAACCGGATACCGAAGCGGCTAAGGATGCAGACCCGAAGGACGCATGGTTTGGGTACACCCGTCTTGAGATGACGCTCAAATATATTGCGGATTCCATCACGTCGTTCCGAAACATGTATATCACCGCTAACCAGGAGAAAAACTCCAAGCCCCCAGAGTTCGTGGAGTACCCCTCCCCGTATAATGAGAGTGGTAAGCCGAAACCTAATTTCACGAAAGACGAAGTTATGTCGGCTATGGAAAAACAAGCGTTTGCTATGGAAGCGGCCGCCGGGGTTATCGACTGGGGAACTTTGTTCACGGAGGAGGAAGAGCAGAGTCCAGAGGATTCATACGCGCCACCCGGCACGGACGTAAAATAAATAGGAAGGTGACCCTTGGCGGCAGGAAGTTTTGAGGCCGGGCGCGTACACATACGCGTTCTCCCTGATGCGGAGAATTTCAACCAGAAACTTCGCCCTACCCTGGAGAAGGCGAAGAAGCAGGCAGAGCGGATTATGCATATCCGGGTTACCCCGGAGTTAGACCGCTCCGCATTTGAAAAGCTGAAACAACAGCTACGTGAGCTGGATACTAAGGTATCCCTCAAGGCTGACGTGGACGTGAACAACGTTGGCGAAAAGCTCAAGCAAGCCACCCGCAACGTCCGTGATGTAAAGATAAAAGCGGACGTGGATACGAAGCGTGTCCGTAAGCAGGTCAAAGAGTCTGTTGAGCGTGAGCAGCCTGAGGTGAAGCCGAAGCTCACCATGCGCGAACAACTGGCGCGCATGAAGGATGCGTTCAAGTATCACTTCGAGATTCCCAACGTCCACGTGGAGTCTGCGAAGACTGTTCACCAGCTTCATGACGAGATTGTCAAGGGTCTTGCGAAGTCTGAGATAAAGGTACCGCTCAAGCTCGATGATAACGTCTTCAACCGTCAGCACAAGGCGCTCATTGAACGGCTTCGACAGACCCCGAACATCCCCGCTGTGGGAGTCGGCGCGGGCTTCAACCGTTCCATGTTCCGCGAAGCCACTCAGGGCTTTAGGGAGTTCAACCAAGAGGTAGAGCGCAGCGCTAACCGCTCCGAGCGACGTATGCGCACTATGTCGGAGCGCATCCGTGATATTGCCGATAGCATGGTGAACAAGTTCCACCATATCGTGGATGGGCAGTTCGAGATTGAGGGTGAGCAGGATGTCACCAAGGAGTTTTTCGACCGCATTGAACGCGACATGGGGCGCATCAAGGAGCACCCGATTCAGCTCAAAGACCTTGTCGTCAAGGGGGACTCTGACCCACTAAAGCCGCTGCATAAGTCTTTAGACCAGCACATCAAAGACCTAAAGCGCATGGCGGATGCTACGCGCGGCGTTCGTTCCCAGGCGGAAAACTTCAAGCGGTACCGCAAGGAACTGCAAGACATTACCCGCGCTCAGAACCTCTTCACGCGGGGGGCTAAAGACCTTCTCAAGATTGATTTCTCGCGCCCCTTTGAGGGGTACCGCTCCGGCTTGAAGCCTATGCGTCAGTGGATTTCCGAACTGAAACGCGCTGAGGTTCTGCTCGACCGGCAAGCCTCTCGCTACCGTGCGCTCGGGGATACCAACGGTGTTCGCCGTATGCAGACGGAGATGCGCAAGGTCGGCAAGCAGATTGCAGAGAACGAAAAGCTGATGAAGACGTTCGACAAGTCCATGTCTGACGTGTTCACCCGCAAACGTAAGCTGCACCTGTTTGATGATTTCAAGGCAGACGCTAAGGACTCCGTTGAGCAGCTTCGCCGCAATGTTGAGCTGGCAGAACGTCTGCAAGCGAGCTTCGCTAACAAGCATGGCCGCGCCGTCAAGGTCGGTAACTCCGAAGAGATTGACCGCTGGGCCGATGCGTTCGAGCGGGCAGGACTGAAAGTTCACATCCTGCGTGAGCGCCTACACAACCTTGAGCGGGCACGCGAGAAGTTCACGAACCGCGCCGCCGTTGAGCGTTTCAAGGATTCGTTCAACGTGGACCACCTCAAGAACGATTCGTTCTTCCGTGATAAGCACGTCCTGCACGCGGAGGTAGACCTCGATACCGCCCATGCAGAGCATAAGCTGGACGAACTGGATGACGACCGCGATGTGACTATCAACGCAGACGCGGATACCGGTCGTGCTCGCATGAAGCTGGCGACACTTACTCGTCCCAGGCACGTGCTTATCTCCCCGAAGATTGATAAAGCCGCTGCGGCTAAGGTTCTCACCGCCCTGGCGGCTCTGTCGGGTGCTCGCGCTACGTGGGATTTCACGAAGAAGTTCTCCGACTTCACGAAAGACCTTGATAAGAACCTGACGAAGATTATCAAACTGGGGTCTGTCATCTCGACGGTCTCCGCTTCGGTGCTGTCCCTGACTAGCCACATCTTCGCCCTCGGCTCGTCTCTCGTTTCCATTGCACCGAGTGCTTTTGCCCTGCCCGGCATCCTCACAGGTATCGGCGTGGCGGCGTTCGCGTCCGTGAACGCGCTCAAGCAGTGGAATGACCGCATGAAGGATGTTAACGACCGGCTTACCGACCTCAACAACAGGGGTGCGGATAAGTTCTGGGAGCGCTTCGAGACCCCCATGAGGAACTTCATCGATTCCGTCTTCCCGGCGTGGGAGAAGGGGATGCTGGAGATTTCCGAAGCTACCGGTGATTTCTTCGGCAAGGCCGCACGTGCAGCTCAAGAGTTTGCTAACCAGGGCGGATTCGCAAGTATATTCGATTCTGCAGCTGAGGGTATCCGCCGTATGGGTGAGGGCATGGGTCCTCTGACTGAGGGTCTTCTGCGGTTCATCGACATTGGCGCGAAGTTCTTCCCACGCTTTGGTGACTGGTTCACCGACATGGCGAACAAGTTCAATGAGTGGACTAAGCACGCGGACATCTCCGGCGCGATTGACAAGGGTATCTTCGCCCTGAAAGAGTTCTGGCGCGCAGGTCAAGCCGCCGTGGGCATCCTAGTGAATATTGCTAAGGCCGCACAGGAAGCCGGGGGCGCGTCTCTGACGGACTTCGCTAACGCTCTTGAGAAGGTACGCGATAACCTCGCGTCTGTTGAGTCTCAGTGGACTATGGTTACGCTGTTCCGTGGTGCTAATGACGCATTGAGGAATCTAGGCCCGGCGTTCGAGTACATCGGCAAGGCTCTGCACGAGACCGCAGAGACCATCGCCTACGTCATGGGTAAAATCTCAGAGACCATCAGCTCTTGGGTCAAGCTCGTCACGGAAGCCGTCTCGACACCCGCGTTCCAGACGGGTATTCGGGATGCAGTAGACGGTATCTCAAAGGGCATGGCGGAACTGTCTGAACACTCCGGCCCGCTCGGTGAGATTCTTGGTTCGCTTGCCAGCATCATTGGTAACATGGCGGAGCACTTTTTGCCGGTGTTTGGTGCAGCTCTGGATGCACTCGCTCCGATTTTCAAAGGCTTGAAAGAAGCCCTTGACGCGGTTATCCCTATCCTTGCGGAGGGTTTGAAGAACGCTATCGAGTGGCTGGGTCAGAACATTGGTCCTCTGGTGGAGCAGTTCGGTGCGTGGGCACAACAGAACCCCGAGCTTGCCACAGCACTGTTCCTGGTTATCGCCGCCGTAGCCGCCTTGGTCGCAGCTCTCGGTCCTATCTCAGGGCTTATCGCTGGTATCGGTGGGGCTATCTCCGGCATTAGTGCCATTGCTGGCGGCGTGTCGGGTGTTGTCGCGGCGTTCGGTGCGGGCGGCTCGCTTGAGGCTGTTGGTGCGGCTATTGCGGCAGCAGCAGGGCCCGTTGCATTGGTTGTCGCCGCTCTGTTGGCGATTGTCGGCGTTATCGTGTACCTGTACAACACGTCCGAAGAGTTCCGAAATAATATCAATCAGCTTGGGCAGTCCATCATGGATTTCTTCAAGCCGATTGCGGATATGATTCAGAACGAAATTGCCCCCGCTATCGGGGACGCGTTCAAGTCCATCAGTGAGGGCTTCACCGGCTTGCTGAATGACCTTGAACCTCTGTTCTCGGCCATCGCACAACTAGCGAACGGGATTATCCAGGTCGCTACCCCGATTGTGACGTTCTTCGTGAACGCCTTCGGCCCACAGATTGCCAACGCTGTCCGGTTCCTCGGCACGACGCTGGGAATTATCTTCGACGGTATCGGAGCAGCACTCAACGTATTCGGACATTTAGTTTCCGGCGCTATGAAACTCATGACGGGAGACTTTGATGGTGCACGAAAGGAAGTTGAGGCTATTTGGAACCGTATCAGTGAGTTCTTGTCGAACACCTGGAACACTATCGTTGAGGGTATCCGTGGCTGGCTTCGTGGATTGCTCGACAGCACGGATAACTTCGCGCCACAGCTGTTTGGTATCACTAAAGAGACATGGCAGGGTTTCAAAGACATCATCAAGCAAAAAGTTGATGATGTTATCAACTTCATCAAAAATTTCCCCAGCAACATTATCAATATCTTCAAGTCGGTAAACCTGTTCCAGTCTGGGCAGGCTCTTATCAACGGCTTCAAGGACGGTATTGTGGGCGCCTTCAACGGTTTGAAGAACACGGTGAAGAACGGTCTATCGAACATCCGTAAGCTGTTCCCATTCTCCCCGGCTAAGGAAGGTCCGTTCTCCGGCACGGGATACACCACCTATTCGGGTCGCGCCTTGATGCGCGACTTCGGCGGGGCTATCGCGGCGGAGGCGGCTACCGTAAAGAAGCAGACCGAGGCTGCGTTGCAGTCCGTTCAAGGGGCATTTGATGATGTGTCGGCTTCGGCACCGAACGTGAAGCTTGGGGTAAGTACGGCCCACTCTCTAGACGTGGACGCAAACTCCCAGCTTTCCACCGGAACGGCGGCGAAGACTATGGCATCCGCGCTCATGCAGGTCATGTCGGATAATGTAAAATTGTCTCTGGACCCGCGTAGCAACGAAGCGGTGTTGAACTTTAGTGATAGCGGCCGCCGTTCCCTACGACGGACGGTGTAAGCCTAAGAAAGGATTGTGAGGGTGGCATCTAAAGACTTCCAGATGAAACCTGTTGAGAAATTCAACCAGGATGGACTGGCGTATGATGCCACGCTCATGATTGAGGGTGGGCGTGCGTTTCCTGTGGCGTTCAATGAATCTGTGTCCGTACAGGAAGCACAGTCCAACCTCGCGTTCTTCACCTCGTCTCGGGGTAGGCGGCACGTGTCGTTTCGCGGTAAAACCCCGCGCTCATGGAACGTAAGCATGTCTATGCCGTGGGATTACGTGTCTATGCTGGCGACTTACGTAGAGTCACAGCGCGCCCCACGGTTTCTCATGACCCCGCACGCTAGGCGAAACAACTTCATGGGGCCTGCAACCGAAGGCCCAACGCTGTGGGTTGGTACTGTAGGCGGCTCCAAGAACAAGAGCTTCGGCTCCCTGGTCGAGAGTTCATTCACCGCGCAGGACGGATACAACCTGCCTACATTCTGGGCGGATGAATTTGTGGGCAACGCTGTGTACGGGAATGAAACGTGGGTTATCCCCGGCACGGTGTGCAGACTCCGTGTTTTTGCGCGCGGTAAAGGGAACATCCGTATCTGGGGAAAGACCGGCGCGCAGTTTACGCAAAGCGCTCTTGTTACACTGCCCATAAACTCCGAGGTGATGAAAGAATACATTACTCCACCGTTCACCATCCCGCAGGGTGTAACAGGTATCGTGGATGCATACGAATACATGAAAGAGTTCACGCCGGTACAAATGTGGATAGGTACCCACGTACCGCCCATATCCCCACGGCTTGGAGGGTGGGCTGTTATCAAGGACTTTTCCTACTCCGTAGAACCATTCGTTAGGCAACCTCTCGTAAAAGCCTCATTCACTCTAGAGGAAGTTTGGTAAAACATGGCCTTTGTAGCCCGTCGCACTAATGAGTATTTGCAGTGGCGTGGTAAAGAGTTCCCCATCAGCAATGTAAAGGTAGAGCACGCTTTCCACCCGGTACCTTCTGATATATCCCCGTCTACCCAAACATACCTTAGGGTTAGCTTGAACATAGACCTTTCCGGTGGAAGTATGCAGGGATACCCATCCCCGTTCACCGGCGCGTACCCGCACCGAGGTGATACTGTCACGCTTGTTCTGCAGCAGTTCGACGACAGTATGCAGTTTACTAAGCCCAGGTCGGATAATCAGTGGTCTACCGACCGTACCATCAAGCGTATGGATATGCTCGTAGACAATGTTTCGTTCAATGAGACCTCCGTAGGTCTGTCACTGACGCAGCGTGTGGACGGATTTTCCAATAAGATAAACGCCGACCCCGTGTACCACTGGCGTAATCAGTTCTACGGGTGGCTAGTCGGGCAGAAGGAAAAGTTCTTCGAGGACCAACAGGCACTCCGCTACACGAACCCTGCCCCAGCGTACAAGATTGGTATCGCCCTTGCTGCTGCAGGGTATACCTACGCACCCCCCGCCACGCCGCTTACCGTCCTGAGTTTGCCACTGTTCGGTTCTTTCTGGACGAATCAGTGGGATAACCCTTGCTACGTCCAAGATTACCGGACATGGAATGATATTGTCGGCCCTGAGGGTCAAATAGGAAACCTAGACAACGGTGCTGACCTGGGCTTTACTGTGGGCGGGTATTCCCGCAATGGCGTAGGAGCTTCCGGCGAGGTAGTGCAGTCCCGCTCTAACCGAGACCGTTTACAACCTCCACACCTCTGGTTGCGGGCGGGCGGTTCGTGGATGACCGAGGGCATCCTCAAGGTAGCTCAGACCCGCCGTATTGGTCCTTTCGGTCTTCCCGCAGAGCACCGCAGGTCTGATATTTTCGCGTCATGGATGATTCGATGGGAGCCGTCCCGCGAGCACATGGGTAACTTGTACCAGGTGAAAATCATTACCGAGGATGCTGCAGGAGCGTCCGTTCGTTGGGACGACTCCGGCAAGGTAGAGCTGTATTACAACGAATATGAAGACCGGCTCCCCGAGTCTAAGGAAACGCGAGCTATCGTCATGTGGACCGGGCAGTTCCCCATGAACGCTGGCACGAAGATAACATCTGCCATCTTGGAGCAGGACGGCAACTCTGTACGGTTCTATGCCGCTTTCGGCGGTGCCGTTGTTGATTCAGGTTTCATCCAAATGCCACGTAACCTCCATGCCGTGGGGGGAGTAGACTACAACCTCCCGGCATGGGCGGAACTATGGATTTTCAACGACGTAAAGAACGGGCGTAAATTCCCGCGCTCTGGTATCTGCGGTTTACAAGTGTCTACTATCCCTGACAACCAGCCGCAACGTCAGAAGTTCCTAGACGCGGTGCGCACAGAGTACCAACAGTGGAAACCGAAGGTAAACTTCACCCCCGCAAACAGGCTTATCAACCAGACCACCATGCCGTCTCTGCGCGACCGTACCTCCGGCGAGGTGCTGAAAGATTTATGTGAAGCCCTTGCCGTGGGATGGTGGATTGACGCTAATGGCGTTGCTCAGGTCTGCCCTCTGGAGAGTTTGGTATCAGGTACCATTGGCAATGCCGGCACGCTGAACCCGTCATACGATATTGGCGCGTTCGGTATAAACACAGACCTGACGCTGACATGCTCGCGCATTGAGGTCGAGTTTGCAGACTGGGCTATCTCACAGACCCGTAAGACACAGATTGATGTGTGGAAGAAGGGCGGCACGATTGCTGTCGGCGATACCATTGAAGACTTTATCCAGCCAGACGAATCAACAGAATGGCTGGACTTGGATACTTCCGTGGAAGACCAGGGCGCTCGGGATTGGTCTTGGATTGCTGACAACAACGGTTCTTTCTACGGCGGGTGCACTCTTGTGTCTACGCAGGTCAAGTCTGGTGCGCAAGCATCCAACGGCTTGACTCAATGGGAGTGGCGCTATGCCGCTACTATTGACTGCAAGGTGGAAGCCCTCTCGCCGTGGGTTACCAAACTGACTCAGAAAGCTATCGAAGGCACGTTCATCAACTCTGACGGGCCGTTAGTCAAGGAGACGACATCTAAAGATATTCAGCTTCGCACCGCTACGCACGACTACCGTCGCGGTACTAGGGTGAATAACACTGCCGCATACGGCATTGTTGTTCCTGATATAGAGCTTCCGGTAATACGCGCCCGTGGAACCATGAAGCGCATAAAACAGAAGCACTCGGTATCCGGCGGCACGCCAAACGCCCGTACACTGACCCTTGAAGGTTGGGACTTCATCGACGAACACAGGTTCGCCAAGGAAGTAACAGACGTTCTTAGCCGGTACGCTCTGGACGCGCAGCCGCACTTTACAAACCTTGAGGTACCCTACGACCTGTCACTGGTTCTCGGCTCTATCGTTACCATTCAGGGCATGAATGAGCTAGGTAAGGAGAATGTCTTTGGTGCTGTTGTCAAGGGTGTTATCTGCGGGCTGTCACATCAACCTGACGACAACACGACAACCTTGACGGTGTGGGTGTACAGCTACGACCAGACTACTCAGACGTGGGAGACTGTGGAAACTAACAATGAGTCCGGCAAGCGAACCTGGCAACAGCTTGAGGATACCCGCCAGCGGCAAGGCACCACATGGATGAAGGCAGAAGCGAACCCCCAGCTCTAGGAAGGAACCGATATGGGAAAGACATCAACCTGGAAACTCCACTACGACGACCCTAACGATATTGCGAAGGGGCGTCAGCAAGCGCAGAAACTCGCTGAGTCTGCAGACGCGGCTATCTCTACCTGTAAGGAACAGGTGTATCAAGATTACACAGGGAAAATCGCACAGGCGGAGAGTCAAGCGAACGACTACACCGACAGGCAAGTGCAAGCCGCGAAGGTTGAGCGTAATACGCAGATTGACCTGGTGAACAAGAATATCGAAGCTAATAAGACGGGCATCGAGCAGAAACTCTCGACTGCGACCGCAGACGCTATCCAGCGTGAAAAGAGGATGAAAGCCGAAGCCCTCTCTGAGGCCGAAGCGTTTCTCAACGACCGTGTACCAGTCAATATCGGGCCAGATGAAACTTGGTTCACCTATAAAGACGCTGCATCACTCCCGGCGTGGCCGCTTGCGTCAGCACCGAATAACAGCATCATCTTCTTGTACGCTTTGAACGCGGGTACCGCTTGGAACGTGCCGGTGGAAGCCGGGCAGTTCTACATTTTCAACAAAGATAAAACTGGGCAGACGCACTATGCGCAGATTTCCAACCCATATTCCCTGACGCGCATCATCCCGCTGGCTAATGATGTGGTGGAGTTTTTCACGGTTGAGAAGGCGAACACGAAGAAACTCCATGCACGGTTAGCCGAAGCCGAAGCCGCTATCGCAGGGCTACAGGCAGAGCTTGCAGAACTGAAAAAGAAGCAAGCCTAGTTCCCCGGTAGAATGGGAGTGTACTGTTCAAGTACACTCCCATTTTTCTTTTACCTAGGAGGTATCAAGTGGCAGACCAGCCGCTCGTTTCCCATACTCCCCCGCCCATCGGTGCTGTCACCGTCTCGGGTGGCCTTTCCCGTTCTGAGGTTGAGTCCATCGTAGCAAGCAAAATCAACTCGCTACCTGCCCCCGCTCCCGCAGTAGACGAGTCGAAGATACGTTCGATTGTTCAGGCCGAGGTTGCGAAGATTCCACAGACCCCCGGCGTGAGTGAGACTAAAGTTCAAGAGCTCATCCGTTCTGCTGTTGCTCAGCTTCCCCCGTCTCAGAGCGGTGTGTCCGAGGAACAGGTGAACACCATCGTCCAAGCAGCTATCTCGAAGCTACCCACTCCCCAGGAGAGCTTGTCGGAGCAGCAGGTGAATGGTCTTATCCAGGCCGCTATTGCTGCACTACCGGCACCTGATAAGGGTCTTTCTGAGGAGCAGGTGAACACCATCGTCCAGAAAGCTATCGCGGCTATACCCCCGGCTAGTGGCGTGGACGAAGCTAAGGTAACTCAGCTTATCCAACAGGAGATTGCTAAGCTTCCTCCGACCCCCGAGGGCGGCTTGAGCGCCGCACAGGTTCAGTCAGCTATCCAGACGGCTCTGACCGAAGCGTCCAAGACCATCAAGTCCGAGACCCTGGCAGAGGTAGAACCCAAGATTGCTACCGCCAAGACGGAAGCGGTATCCACCGCTAAGACAGAAACTCTTGCCGAGGTAGAACCTAAGATTGCTACCGCTAAGAGTGAGGCCGTGGAGTCTGCTAAGTCTGCCGTTTCTGCTGATGTGGATTCCAAGATTACCGCCGCGAAGACGGAGGCAGTATCCACCGCCAAGTCTGAGACCCTGGCAGAGGTAGAACCTAAGATTGCCACCGCGAAGACCGAAGCTATCTCCGAGGCTAAGAAAGCTACCGATACCGCTATCTCAGCTATCCCCCCGGTTGAACCTGGCGTGAACGAAGCTAAGGTACGCGAAATCGTGGATGGCAAGGTGCCGACCATCACCGATAACGGGGATGGGACTCTCACCATCACGACTAAGGACGCATAACGTGGATATTGCAGTATTGAACCAGGACGGGGGATTCTCCCGTCAAGGGGTACAGGCGATACGCGCCATTGTCCTCGAAGTGCTGGCGGAAGAAGGCGCCCTCCCTGCACCTGGCGCTCCGGAACCAGAGACCGCACCCGTCAAGCCCACCCCGGCCGCTTCACTGAATGACAACTTCGCACTGCGTAAAGCTGTGGAGTCTGTGCTCAGCGAGAAGAACGCCGTATCCCCCGGCGTGAGCGAAGACCGGGTTATGGAACTTATTGATGCCCAAGCGCGGAACCGCAACGCCTCCGGGCGACTGTCGGCGGTATACAACCAGACGCTTACACACTAACTAAGGAGGATGCATGGCGGAATACCATGTCTCTACTAACAAAACGCTGACTCAGCGGATTGAGTCTGAGGTCTCGAAGCAGGTAGCGCACTTCGAGACACGCCAGCCGAACTTCGGCTTCGTGAACGGGCAACATTATTACAGCCCTGTCACGTACACCTGGCCGGACTATTACAACGGTGAACGCTCGAAGTGGGCTAAGTTCCTAGCCTTTGGCAACACTCTCGGAATGGTTATCCTAAACCGCGCCTCTGGGGATTGGCTCTCCAAGCGGAAAGACCAAGACTTCGAGGTGCAGGGGCAGCTCGCTAAAGGTGCAGGTGCTATGCGGGTGCTGTTCTACATCAAGACCCGGCACGGCGCGAACATGGACGGCATGCCCGAGACCTATAGGGAGAAGGTACGCTCGAACCTCGGCGTGACTATGGAAGAGGTGACGAAGTTCACCAACGAGTTCATCATCAACTCCGCTAAGGCGGTGAAGGAAGACTTCGGTGACATCTTCGGGGGTATCTTCCTGGACGAGACCTCGCCGTGGTTGGACGAGACTCTGCAGAACAAGGTCATCGAGAACTACACCAACCTGTACAAGCAGCTGAAAGAAGAGCTTGGGCACGATACGCTTATTGTTATCAACCCCGGCTCGAACACACCGAAGTCTATGATGGACGCTTGCGACATCGCACTCACCTATGAGTCGGACGCGGCGAAATACATCGACCCTGCAACGAAGTACATCCACCCGGACCACTACAAGGGCATCCCGTCGTGGCGGTTCTGGCACGTCATCCACGGCGTTACCCAACAGAACATTGATGAAGTGTTCACCAAGGCGGATTCGCTGGGCATCGGTAACCTGTACGTCACTGACCGCACTTTTAAAATCGGAGACGGCTCGGAGGACCATCCGCAGGAAAACCCCTACGACATGCCCCCCTCGGCGTGGGTTGAGGACCGTGTTCGCGCCTGGATTAAAGGTGTTCTTCCTTTCGAGAAGCGTCTCGCAGCCCTTGAGTTGAAAATGAACGAACTTGTGACTGAGGAAGAGCATCCGCAGCAGTAAGGAGGTAGCTCATGGCTACGTATAACGTCCCGGCATTCGCCGGAGACTACACCGGCAAACCTGATGCGGCGATTCGCAAACGTGCGGCTGCACCGACCATCACTGACGAACATATTCAGAACTTGGTAAAGCAGTACTTCACTGAGCATCCACCAGCGGCGCAGGCTTCGTCGTCCATCGTGAAGAACAGCTCTTACGCCGTCACGGTTACTCATGCCCCATATGAGGCAGACCCGACCGGCAAGCGCGATTCCACGAAAGCTATTCAGGATGCTATCAATGACGTGTACGCCCTCGGTGGCGGCTCGGTGTATATCCCTGCAGGTAAGTACCTTGTGAGCTACCCGTTCATTGAGCTGAAAGGCTTCGTGCACGTGTACGGTGATGACCGTGCTACTGAGATTATCGCCACTGATACCAAGGCGATAGCAGAGCGCACGGGTATTTTCCATACTGGCTCGTGGAACACGCGTAAGCAGTCGAATGACCTGATGCACTTCGGTCTATCCGACCTGTGGATTCGCGCCCGGAAGACTGGCCGTCAGCATCAGAACTACATTCCAGGTACTATCGGCGTATGTCTCAACTCAGACATGGGTGCCAACCCGCCTGAACCGGATTCGGTACCGAAGCTGAACAACCTGACCGTATGGGATATGGAGACCGGTATCGCTATCATTGGTAACGACGACCAGGCTATGTGTTCCTTCGGCCTGCGGGTGCGCAACAGCTACCAGGCCGGGCTTATCGTTGGTAAGCCCCCCGGGCATGGTGAAGGCTCTGGCGGCGCGGCGGATAATAAGTTCTTTGGGGCTGACATTGGCGGCTCGAACCAAGGGCGCGGCAACTTCGCAGGTATTGAGATTTACACCTCCCAGACGAAGTTCGAGCTAAGCACGTCGTGGTACACCCACTCCGGCGCGGCGTTCGGTCAGCTCTACGGCATCGCCGGTAATGCCGCACCCGGCGCGGATATTACAGCAGGTTCGCCCGGCAGTAACGCCCGTGCGTCTCAGTACAACGGTGCAGGCTGGCGTATTCGCGCTACGAAATGTGCGTTCACCACCTGCGAAGCCCAGGAAAACGGCGGCCACGGATTCTTCGTGGAGTTCGGCGACAACACCTTTACCGCGTGTCGTGGGGAGTCCTCGTCCTACGGGCCTACTGCCCACGGCTCGGCGGGTAAAAACTCCAGTGCGGATTTCTACCTGTGCAACTCTGGTACGGACGGCACGGTGTTGCAGGGCTGTTCCTCCCGCCGCGCTCGTCCGAATGACGGTGGCGCTCGGTGGAGTTACTACGTTGAGTCCTGGTTCAAGGGTCTTGTTATTGCGAACTGCACTACACTGGACGTTCCCATGCCGCAGAATTACACGCAAGCTACCGTGCCGCTTCGGTACAAAGACCCGCAGGGTGACGGAGTGCGTCTGCAGGTGGGTAACTTCACATACCCTGCCCCGGCTAGTGGTGGCGGCTCGGGTGTGAGTGAAGAGCGTCTGCAGGCCGTCAAGATGGAGATTCTGAACCAGACCTCTGGTGTACTGACATATCAGCTGACTAAGGTGAGCAACGACATCAACCTGCGTAGCGGTGCGGCGGCTCAGTCCATGAGCGTAGACCGCTCGTCGGGTCACGCGCTTATTCACCTGGATTTGGATATGGTATCCGTACCACCGAGCGGTGCGACTGTGTTCCGTCTCCCCCCAGAAGCACCAACGCCAGTGTCTCTGAGTGAGATTCAAGTCATCCCCGGCCAGCAGAATGAAGGCTCGGTTGCCGTTGAAGCAGGGTCCAGGGATATAAAGTTCTGGTCGTTCGGAGCCTCTGCTCGCGGTCGCCGGTACATCCTCAACATCCCGCTTTTCACCCGCTGGGCATAGGGTATAATATAGATATCCTTTCAGAATGTGGTTGAGGTGTGGGGGTGGGAACCCCCGCGTGGAAATACCCTGGCGCTATAATGCCAGGGTATTTCTATGTCCGAAATTGGGTATATAAAAACCCCGGCAAGACGACTAACAATCTCGCCGGGGCAGGAGAAAATGCCTACAGCAGGGACGCGCCAACCTCCCTGAGGCATGTCTATCGTACCACAGGTACTATACTTGTATCGTAGATTTGTTCTAAACTACGCCTAAATACTAAGGAGTTCTTCAATGTTCATTACGGACTTGGCAGACAAACTCCGCGCGTACACCGCCCCGAACGGTAAACGCCTGAACGTTATTGAGGTTCAAGGTTGGAAATATCGTGGGTATCAGGCCGCTAACGGGTGGCAGATGGATGCGGTCAAGGGTGTTCTTTGGCACCATACCGCTACTGCATCGGCTCGGTACTGGACCGAGGGTGCGCCAACACTGAACATGTGTATCAATGGCCGCTCCGACTTGCCGGGGCCTTTGGCGCATATCGTGTTCGGTCGTAAAGCGGAAGTTTACGTAATCGCCGCTGGGTGGGCTAACCACGCCGGGGAGGGCGAAGCCCCTGGCATACCAGTAAATCGGGGTAATGAGTTCCTTATCGGTGTGGAGATGGAGTCCTCGGGTGTCGCGCCCGCAGACTGGACCGCCGCACAGCTGGAATACATGCCTATTCTCGCCGCCGCGCTGGAACGCGGTTACGGCGGGGGTAACCCCAACTTCCTGCAGGTCGCCCATAAAGAGTATGCAGGACCCGCGCAGGGGAAAATCGACCCGTCGTTTATCGACATGGACGTGTTCCGAGACAACATAAACAAGCTACTCGCTGGGCAAGCCCCGGCAGGAACAGGAGATTGGTTCGACATGGCAACCAAGAAAGAACTTGAAGATGTTCTCTTCTACACCCCCCGTCCTGAGTGGGGTAACCGTACCCTCGTGGATATGGTGAAGATTCAGGATTCTATGCAGTGGTCTACCCTGCGCATGGTGAAGACTCTGTTCAACCAGTTCCGCATCGGCATTCCTGGACGAATGCGAGACGGCTCGGTTGCGGGTAAGCTCCGTGAGCTTCTGGGATATAACGAAGCCACCCAAGGCAACGCCCGCAAGGAAGAGTTTGATAACGATACCCGCGCTAGCTTCATGAATTTCCCTAACTAAGGTCGGGCTGTGGTTGAAATACCTAAGACCGGCGACCCTGAGGTGGACGCATTCGTGATTATCCTAGTGTGTCTCGTGATTGCTGTTCTCGTTGGAATACGCGTGAGCAAAGTAATCTCCGGTAAGATTGAAGACCTGCAACATGCAGTCCATCTTGTCGGGAATGATGCGCGCGAGGCTAAACACCAGGTCAAGAACGACCACGGCACGAACCTCAGGGATGACCTGGATACTATACGGGATAAGCTCACTACAATAGAGAAGGGTATGTGCGACTCGAATACCGCAATGCTTGAAATCCGCAATCGGCTAGACAACCTCCAACACGAGCAAGCCGCCCAAGGAAAGAAACAGCGGGATATGGAGGATGCGCTTACCCGCAGCTTGGACGACCAATCCGAGCTAAAGAAAGATATAGGCGGACTACGCGCCGACAACCGGCACACACAGACCCGGCTAGATAGGGTTGTGGATACCGTAGTCCTGAACGATAGGAATTTACATGTCACTGACAACTGAGCAGTGGGCCGCAGTACGAAAGATTGTATACGGCTTAGTAGCTCTTGCAGGTATCGGACTCACCGCCTTCGGCACCGTGAATGCTGAGCAGTGGGCACATATCTCTGCTGGCGTTACCGGCGTTATTGGCGCTGTACTGGCGCTTATCAATGTCAGCCCCACCCAGTACAAGGAACAGCCTAGCGAACCCGCTAAGCCCCAGGAGTCCTCGGCGGCTCCGGCTGAGCACGCCGCTGATTCCTCGTACTACGCTTCTGACGAATACCTGAATCAGTAAGCGAACAGGAAAATCCCCGGCACGTCGTTGCATCCGTGCCGGGGATTCCTCTACCCTACCTTAACACAATAGTCGGTAATGTCTGCCAAAGCCGATAAATCGTTCTCCAGCGTGTCGCACCTTAGTTTTTCTCCGTGGGATTCCAGTGTGGAATACCGGAACTTTAGGGCGCTTATCTTCGCGTGAACCTTGTCATATTTGTACGTCTTCGGGAAGCCGTCACCTATACTCTCAAGCATGTGAATAGCTTCAAGCGGTTCGACACCCCCTCTTCCGTCCGGTAGTGCCAGGTGGAACACGCCTCTAGCTGTTGAGAAGTCCATAGTCTACACCCGCTTCCCTATCTCAGCTAGATAATAATCGGTGAGTATTTCCTGCAGCCGGTCCATAACAGCCCAGGCTTTCTTCTCGTCTGGTAGTTCCCCGTACCGGTTTACTACCCGGCGTTCAAGGCTTTGGACCTGCCCGGTACACAACTTGGCGAAGTACACTAGCGCTCGTGCTCGTGCCGCCCCACCGTCAGCCGTCGTTAGTGCGCCTCGGGCTATCTTCTTGATTCCTTCGTTGTCCTCTAGACCGGATAGTTCGGTGCGCGTCTTGAGCAGGAACCATTCAGGGTTTAATTCCCACATCCTACCCAGGCAGTCCCGCGCCTTATCAACATCATCGGTACCGTTCTTGAACGGGGCGCGCCAGGCGTACTTAAAAAAGTTCCTCGCCCAGAACCCGAAATCATCCACCACGGACGTTGGGTCTACGCCGTTCTGTGCCTCGTAGTGATTAGGCGTAGTAGTCATTGAGGTTTCCTTTCAGTTCTACAGAGAGAAATTCTTGCAGTTCAAGCCGTGCGATGTAGGCAGTCCCTCCCTTGGCCTGGATTGAGGTGTCAATCGTAAGCCCGCTATCCAGGTACGCAGCCACCAGAGTTTCATTGTCTTTGTAGATGTACCTGGGAAGCTCTTCGACCCTCTCCAGGAAAGTCGTCGCACCTTCATAGATAACGCTACCCTCAGGCACTGAGTACATAACAGCCTCAACCCTGTGGCATAGGTCGTATTTTGAAACCCACACCGGCCTGAACGTGTGAGGGCGCTCGCCGTCGTACAACAGAACGCTTATATCATCCTCTTCGGTCAGCATGTTCAGTTCACCCTCGCGGGCGGAACCGTACATATCTTCCAGCATATCTTCGATATGTTCATCACCACACTTGATTGCTTCCTTAAGCCAGTAGGGGTGCTGTAGCCGCAGAACGTCATACATGCTACTTACAGCATCGCCGTTGAACATGTGGGCCATAACCCCCGGCAAGACGTACTTGAGGGGTGCCTTCGGTATTACGTACATATTACTTGTCACCTCGCATATTGCTTTCCACCAGCGCATTACGTAAAAGTTTTACTTCCTCAATAAGCGCGCCTATCAGCTGAGATTGTTCATAGACCATCTGTTGTATGTCGGTCTGTTGGTTCACCTGCTGTTGCTGGTTGAACCAATCCGCCGCATCTCGGCGGTTCATAAAAATGCCCATCTCTGGACCCTCCGTTTCTATTTTATATACCTATAGTATACGCACACGCGGTCACTAATTGCAACCGCGTGTGCGCATATTCTCCGTGATGTATCTTACTCTTTACGGTATCGCTTGCAGGTGTATCCCGCCGCCGCGAGTGGCAACCCTTCCGCCCATGCTGGGAAGTACGGAGAACCGCTGACACCCATCAACTCCGCTACCCTACCGACGGATAGCCCGGACTGGCAGATAACCTCGTCATGGACGTGTGCGACAACCTCTGCGCCGTGTTCCTCCAGGTTTATAAGAGCGTTCGCTAGAACATCCCGCGCCACGGCTTGTGTTACGTTCTCCGAGAGTTTGCCCCCATAGGTAGTGAGCCACGCACCATCTGAAATGTTCTTCGGGTCTTTGAAGTGCAGGACTTGGAAGACCTTACCGAACTTCATCATGGGCCGCGTATGTACTTCGTGATAATACACAGCCCGGCCAGAGGGTAAGACTATCCGGCGCGCGTTGTTAGCCCCGGGCTGCACCTCAAGGAACTGACCAACCTTCCCGTACCCTAGACGGAAAGCGCTCTCGAGGTCTTTCCAAAACCTAGCGATGTTCGGGTTAGCCACCCGCCACGCCCAGACAATCTCTTGAAGTTCCTCGTCACTACCTTCACCACCCATGACGCGCAGTGCGTTCACGCCGCCGTTGTATCCGAGAGCAAGAACAGCTACCTTACCTTTACTGCGCAGGGCTTTTGCTTCTTCGTAGGGAACGTGGAACATACGGCTGGCAGTCTCCACGTAAATGTCGCGCCCTTCGCGGAACGCTTCGAGCACCCACTCTTCCCCGGCAAGCCATGCAATAACACGCGCTTCAATAGCGGAGTAGTCACACACAGTAAGCTCTTTACCTTCTGGCGCCGTCACGCAAGCCCTAATCAGAGGCTTCAAATCGTCCAGAGTGAGTTCATGCCCCTTGTTTGACATAGCTTTAGTTACCAAGGCTTCCGTTTCTTCTTCGCCACCGGCGGTATTCCGTGGCAAGTTCTGAAACTGAACACCACGCCCTGCCCACCGACCTGTGTGTGCTCCGAAGAACTGCATCGCCCCACGGACACGGTGCTGAAACGGGTCAGAAAGCCGTAGGTATGCGTTGAACTTAGCCACCGAAGCCGCGTTAGACATAGCGCGCAGGTTGAGCACTTCTCGTACCGCTATCGAGATGTCGTCGCGCTCAAGCAGGTAGCTCACCATCTTCTTATCTATGGTGTCGAATGGCTCACCGGTATCTGGGAATATGTACACGCCCTCCTCAACTTGCGTGATGATTCCGCCCCGCAACAGTTGGTCTGCAACCCACCCAAAGAATTGCTTCTGAGAGCGTCCGTTCTCCAGCTTCGTATACAGCTCAATACTTCGCAGAGAACCATTCTTGATGTCTTCTGCTATCTCAATACCCCGGCGTGCCAGCTTCACGTCGGCTAGGATTCCCCTGTCGTTGATGCGCTGGTCTACGTACCATACCTGTTGCTCACCGGGAGGGAAGCCGCCGTATCGCTCTTCCATAGCCTTGTGCACAGCTACCAGAGTATCCACGTCCTGCACCGCGTAGTCACAGAACCGCTTCCAGTCCCCCGGGCGGGTTTGCGGCGTGTGCCAGTGTCCTCGCTTGTCTGGTACGCAGAACATGTTGATTAGCCTAGTACCTGCAGAGTCTTTATCTTCCACGCCCAGGGCTTTCGCCAGGTTACCAAGACCGCCGGGAAAGCCTAGACAGCGAGCCATCGCCATAGTGTCTATGAACCTCTCCGGTGGCATAAACTCACCAAGAGGGTAATCGTTGATGGTGGTGTACACCAGGCGCTCGAAGCTGGCGTTGTGGGCTATGAACACTACGTCTTCATCGTCATGTGTTTCCCGTACGAAAGGAATAATATCCTCCCCCTGGAGTATCTGAGTTTCCCCGTCTTCACCCCAACGGTAGGTACAGATAAGTGCTTCCCAGAAAGCGCCCCGCATGTAGTTGTATGCACCTCGCGCTTTCAGGTCTACATCCGAGAATGTTTCGAAGTCTATGTATAATTTCTTCTGCATCGTTTTGGTTTCCGTTTCCAATTCAGGAAAACCCCGGCAAGAGAGTATTTTCTTGCCGGGGTTTTAGCTACCCGATATTAACCAAACATGGACTTGCCGGGCTCAGCTTCCTGAGAAGCCACCTCACCGAACACGTCTTGGCTCTGCTCTGCGTAGGCTTCCAACACATCCCCGAATGCGGATTCGGCGGATACGGTACCATCCAGGCGCTCGCCGTCTTCCGTCTTGAGCACAGACTCCAGGAAGAACTTGATGCCGTAGGCTTTACCAAACTTGTACACATATGGAGTGACGCTCACGAAACCGTAATCTCCAGAGTGAACTTCATTGGGGTCAAGCTCCACCGGACGGCCCGCTCCCGGAGCGAATATGGGGATGGGTGAGAGCTGGTTACGGCGGTATGCTCGCTGGTCTGCGGTGAAGTTGTACGCACCGTGTAGGTAAGGTTTATCCTGCGCACGCTCGTCAGTATCGCCGTCTCGTACCACCGTCTTGAGGATGTTCTGCGTCTCGGTGAGCATCGCTCCCGAGTCCTTCCACAGCTTCTTGAGGGTGGGTACGTACTTAGTAGGTAGCTTAGTCTTGCTACGGTCGGATGCCGCGTAGTCGATAGCATCCATGACGGCCTTCTCCAGGCGGTCAATGATAAGTTCATTCGTGCCAGGAACTTTAGCGTCCTTAGGGAGGATGACGTTCACGGAGAACTTGTAGTCACTTACCTCCCCGGCGCGGATAGCATCACCCAACATCTCATGAAGCTGGTCTATCGAAGCGAACTTCGGGTGTTCCACGTCGGTTGAGTCCTTAGCGTCCACCAGAGTGACGTAAGAGAGTCGTACTTTACCAAGAGTTACAGCCATTACAGTTATTCCTTTTCTTTCAGTTTCTTTGAGTTTTTCGGTTTAGGATGCACTGCGTAGAACAGAGCATCAGAGTTCTTGAGGTATTCTTCTCGTTTCTTCAAGTTCGGGGGAATAAAAGTTACCCTTCCTGCTACCCCGAGTTCTTGAAGCCCTAATATCAACTGCGCGTTCACCGGGCGATACCCGGACACAAACTGTTGCACAGCCCCTTCATAGGAGAACCCTAAACGTTTAGATAGTTTCCGGTGCGAGCCGGTGTCCTTCATGAGCTGCTGTTTTTCCCATACAAAGGGATTCACATACACCTCATTGAAACAGTTCTGAGTAAGCTCCCGCTGATTCGTCAGCTTTACTCACCCCCTTCCGTGGGTCTGCTTCGGGAACTAGCATCAGCGAGCCGGGACTCTTGGTGACAAACTCGCCACCTGGTGAGTCCTCCAGCTTCACTTTGAGCTTGCGCTCAATGGTGGAAATACTGGCTAGTTTTGTCGTGACAGAGGATAACCCATCAATGACGAATCCTCCATCTTCTAGGGCTTTCAAGAACGCATCCGCGTCTTTTATGCTTCGCCGGCCAGAACCGCGAACCACCTTCAAGCCGGGCACGTTCGCGCCCTTCTCGTAAGCGAGGTCTATAAGAGTTTCCTCTATATCCTTGAGCCACTTACGAATGTCCCCGGCACGAAGGGCTACCGATACCATGTCCTCCATAGTCATGTACTCGATACCCCCATCGAGGAAGTCAAAATTGCTCATGCGATACTCACACCTTCCCATACATTTCTTGCTCTCGCGGTGCAGAACGCCTTGGCTGGGCACCACATACAAGCCTTCTCACCCGGGGAGAAAACCCCGGTACCGTTGTTGATGTCTTCTACCGCCGGTTTTACTACGTCTTCCCGCCACGCCAGCAGGTCTTCTAGGTTTACTTCCCAGGAATCTACGTTGTGGATTCGCGGCTGGACGATATGCAGTGTGACCGTCTTGAAGTCCCAGAACATCTTGAGAGCTTCGTAAGCGCCCAAGCCGTAGAGCTTCAACTGAGTGTTCTCAACGGGGGATACCGGAACGCCTCTGCCGTACTTGAAGTCAATAACATGCAGTTCGTCTTCAAGGGCTACGATAGTATCGGCTGTACCGAAGCATCCTTCAATGCCAGGGTATACCCGCGTCTCCAGCCACACCAGGCCTTCATATTCTGTTTTCAAAAACTCTCGCCGGGTCAGGTGGAATATCAAATCAAGATGTTGCTGTGCGTATTCCAGCATCTCGTTATAGACATTCTTACCGAGAAGCACTCGTGATTCCTGTATCAGCTCTGCACGCCGTGATTTGTATTCTTCGTTGCCGTACCACCCAAGGCGGTACCTAGCTTCGTTCTCAAGAACAGAATGTGCTAGAGTACCTTCCTCTGCGGCTAGAGAAGTCTTTGGCTCCGGCAAGTCCAGAGAGTCAATCAGGGCAAAACTCTTGGTGCAGTTTATCCACCGCTCACCCGAGCTTGGCGAGAGTTTAGCGTGTACCTCTGGCATGACCTATGCGAACATGCTGCTGTTAGGCTCTTCGTTGCCTTCTAGCTTGTTGAGGATTTTAACCAAGGCATCATACGCGGGTTGTATCTCGCTCTCTCGAAGAGTCGCAAGAACCTTACCACCCATAGCTTTAGCGCACTCTTCCTCAACCCAAGGGTTTTCGCCCTTGTACGCCATAATCTTCTGTCCGATTTCCTTGATTGCCAGCAGGTCGGCCTTCTTAGGCTCTTCTGCCTTAGGCTCTTCTGCCTTAGGCTCTTCTGCCTTAGGCTCTTCTGCCTTGGGCTCTTCTGCCTTTGCAGTCTTGCGAGTGGCGCGTTTGCGGACTGGCTTCTTGGAGAGCTTCTCTTCCTCGACCGTCTCAGTCTCTACCGGCTTAGTGAAAGATTCAGCCGCAGTGCCAACGTTTACCCACAGTGGGGCACCCTTAGATGCCTCAGCCGCAATGCTCAGCGCGTGTTGTACAACTGCCGCCAGGGAGCGACCAAGTTCAATTCCGAGTTCGTCAATCCGTTTCTGGTCCATTATCAGTTCTCCGTTTCCTGTCTTAGTGAGCGCTCTTGCGGTCACATTTATAACTATAGGTGACCGCAAGAGCGCCCGTCAAGTTATGCACGCGTGAGTTATATTACAAGTACCCTAGTTTCCCGCCGGTGTTTTTCAAGTCCTCGATGTACAGCAGGTCGTTATACCCGTTGCGAAACTCATGGACCGCCTCTGCCCAGAGCTGGTCGATGTACCCCGGCGTGTATTTATCGAAGTCAATGTCCGACGGTATCTTTATTGAGAACCGTCGACCAGGGCTATACTCTTCCTCTAGTAACTCAGGCCGAGAAGTAATAGCCCACACATCCCAGTTTCGGTACAAGCTCTCTCGGTATCGCCCACGGGAGAAATCTACGTGCCGGTTGGCAAATCTCCAGAAATCAATAACCTGGTCGAAGGATTTACATTTGCTGATGTCAAACACCGCAATCCAGCCGCGAGATGCATCTTTTGCAACACCCTCCCCGTAGGACGAAAAGTACTGGGTGTACCCCCGGCCTAGCAGAGAAAGCCACCGGCGCATAGTTTCCGCGTTGTCGCTGTGGAAAATAGGTAGGCGGCGTAAATTCCACCCGGGGTCGAAGACCCTTCTCACCGATATGACAAAAATCTTCCTTGCCAATTCGTAGTCGTACTCCGTACCTTCCGACCCCGGCAAGGCGGTAGCGAGCCGGGATATCCCGTCCCACCGAAGGCTAGTCAGGTAATCGGATACAGGGTCGAAAGCCCTCTCAACCGCTATCTCGCTGAGGATAGCCTGCCTTCGGTCTCCAGAGAACGTACTGAACTTGTACGTGCCTTTGAGATACTGACGCAGGGCAGTTGTACTTATCTTCTGCTCGTCCACCTCTGGAATCGGGCCGTCGGTGATATGGTACTTCCCCGGTTTCTCTACAAAGTGCCTTCCTCGCGTACAAAAACCTAGCGTTTTCAAAAAAGGGTCGTTCCGAGAAATGATGTCCAAGTTGCTAAGGGTGTTCTTAGGCACTCCACGCGTATCTGTTTCCAGTTCGCGGACCCATAGTGGTGTAGTAGTTGCTTCGTGCATCATGTGTACCCTTTCCTAGTCTTCTAGTTTGTCGTGGTTTACGAAGTACAGGAATTGCTTACCCTGGTTCGGCACGCGAATCTTAGTATCAGACCTGGTAAGAACACCACGCCGGACCAGCGCCTGCAGAGAATCTTTGACGCGGCTCTGTTCCCGCAACGTGAAGTCGGCAAGTGACTGGCCTTCCACTTCCACCCACACTTCCTTAGGCGTGATGAAGTCTCGTTCTTTATCGCCCGTTGAGCTGATAATGTCTACGTTCCACTGCCCAATAATGGTGCGGATAGTCTCGGGTTTCTTTTCGTGCCAGTCAGACGTAATCGGCAAGCGAAGATGCTCTGCGATAGACTCGGTGAGCGCGTCACTGTGGATGTGCATCTCGCGTGCTGAGCGTGCAAGCTCGCGCTCGTAGCTGTTCATCACATGAGACTCTCCCATGAGGTATGCATGCACGGCCTCAGCCCATATCTGGTCCACATACTCAGGCGTGAGCAAATCAAAGTCTCGTGGACGGACACACTCAACCATGAGGAAGCGCCTGTTGCCGTCGCGCTCGCGCAAAAGTTCCATGTCATTTGTGGAACCCCACACTACCCATCGGCGGAGGCGGGTCTCTGGCTCGACAGCATACGGCACGCGGTACGTATCCGAGGTCTGAGTGAGGAAGCTCTTTAGTCGGTTGAAGTCCGACTTAGCGACAACCTCAGACTCTTCAGCCATCGCTATCCAAGTCGCACTAAGACTCTGAACTGTATCTTTTGATTCGAGGTTCTGAAACTCAGTGGTGAAACCTTTAGACATAGCTTCAATCCAGCTAGACTTGCCGGTTCCTTCAGGACCCACAAGAATAAGCGACTCGTCTACTTTCACACCCGGCTCGAAAGTGCGTGCTACTGCCGCGATAAGAACTTTGCGGGCTACCATGCGATTGTATTCGGTATCTTCCACGCCGGGTAGGCAGGTCTCCATGCGTTTGATGCCGTCCCATTGCAGGGACTCTAGGAAAACCTTCACGGGGTCGAAACTACGTACTTCGCGGCGCTCGACGAAGACCTGCGATAAACGTTCCGGCGGTATTTTCATTCCATATACGTTCTCGTAGCGGTTGCGGATAAGACATTTTTTCTGGTCTGTCAGCTTGGGTGACTCTTTCGTGTCCGGCCAGTTATGCGGGTCTGCATCCGTGAAGTACTCGCCGCGCTCGCACCACCCGACACTCTTCATGTGCGGGTCGTTGTTGAAAATCAACGTCAGATTACGAAGAGAATCGACAAACTTTCCCGTCTTCCGGTCTACCTCAAGCTGGGATACCCACTGCGTGTGGTCTATCTCTTCGGTCGTCAGCACCCCAACCGATGTATGCGTCTCACGTGCCGGGGCTGGATTCTCTGGGTTGCCAGATTCGGTGGCAGGGCGCAGGTTATTAGTCACAGCTTCATAGGTTTGAGCGACAGCACGCTTGGTGAAGCCTTCGTGTTTATCCAGGAAATCCCGGCACGCGGTGTACGACGGCGCGCGGTTTACCGGCCCCTTGTAGTCTTCATCCAAGTGCCCAAACTTGTGGATGCGTACTAGGTCGAAAGCGTTCTGTGCGTATCCAGAGGCCGGGTCATGGGCGTGCCAGGAGTAGTAATAGCCGGGGTTTTCTTCTATCTCCCGCATGCCGGGGGTAGCTGATGCAGACGAGCCGGTGTAACGGTACCGCCCGGTAGCTCCGTCGTATTCGTAGGGCAACTCAAAAGCAGTTATCAATTCATCCAGGTCGGGATACGCCCTGTTGAACTGGCCTACGATACCCGGGGCATCCTCAGGGGCGACACGACGCTGTACACGTGCTAAAGGTACTACCGCTTCCCCTCCGTTGGTATCTGCGAGCCACTGAACCCCGTCTGCCAACGTACCTTCATGCACTCCGAAGTCGTAGCTGAAGGGGTCTTTGCACGCCGGGGTGAACATAATCTGCGCGGGCTTCGCACTAGCAACGTCTATCGAAGCGTTCGGGTTAGCGGCGATAATCCGTCGAACCAAGTCGCCGTACTGCCCAGGCGTGACCGGCTCGGCCAGAGGGACTAGAAAGCGATACGAGGGCTTTTCATCGCTGTGGCTATACGTTGTATGCCAGAGGTAGTAAAAGTCGCTGAGAAAGCAGCACAGAGCCTCGAATCCACCTTCTAACGCCCCGTCTAGGTCTAGGGTGATAACAGAACGGCTGATAATGTTCACGCTTTTGCGGTAGTTATCTTTCAGCTCACCCGGCAAGTATGACTTTTCGTTTTTCCTCGTGCCGGGGGTCTCTAGCATCGTTGCTATGCCATCGAGTGTCAGAGCTTTGTTGTAGGTTTGAGGGCTGGTACCTTCTGAGAACTCGAAGGGGAAAGTTTTTTCTGGGGTCGCCACGGGACCGCCTTTCTGGTAGTATTTTTGTATTGAGCTACTCACAGCTTACCACCCGCTCTTGGGTGTGAGCAAGTGGACAGACCCCCGGTTCGCCTTTCTGGCCGGGGGTTTTGTTTTGCCCTTTTCGAGGCACTGAGACGTTCAGCACATACCCTTGACATTTAACACCGTATACATGTATCACGCGCGCGCGGAAGGTTATCTCTATATATAGGTATATTGAATTAGGCAACAAAAAAGGCTGTTCCTTGATTTTCCGGGGTAATTTAGGGCAACATCATGGATTAAATTAGGGCAACATGTTTCCCTATTAGGGCAACATCATGGATTTTTGTGATGGGGGACACAGGATGTTGCCCTAATTCTCCCAAAACCCCTGATTTTAGTGGGCTGCATCACTTTTACCCATTTTGTTGCCCTAATTTTCCGATGTGTTGCCCTAAATCACGCTGTTCAATTTAGGCAACATCCCTTTATTTACGCGGAATTGTTGCCTAATTAATTTCTAGAGAGGTGCACGGGACTACCGACCTGGACAAACACTGTTCAGTGAATACATATGACACAAATCACATCCCAGATGACCCCATATTTCCCGGCACGTGGATGTCCTATCCCCACCAATTTTTGCTACCGCTCGCTTCGCTCGCTCTCGCCGGGGGCTTCGCCCGCTACCGCATCAATCCACCTCTGGGTGCAACCGCATATAAACCGGCATATCCACCCAACCGCCTCCGCAAGAGGACAAAGAAATACCCCCGGCCAGGTGCCTAAACACCAAACCGGGGGTTATCCCATATCCATGAAAGCCCGACAGCGGGGCTTCTATATTTTACCAGGCTTCCTCTTTCAAATAATCCAGCAACCTCTGCTGCGCATCAACCTTACCCGTCAATGACTCGTGCACGTGCTCGTCGATAGAGTCTTCCGCCATAATCATGTGGATGTTTACCGGGTATTCCTGCCCGCTACGCGCGAGCCTCTTGTTAGACTGTAGCCAAGCCTCCGAAGACCACGGCAAGGACAGCCATACGGCGGTGTTACCGCCCTTCTGCAGGTTCAGACCATGACCGATAGAATCTGGATGCGCGGCAAGGATAGGAATATCACCAGCGTTCCACCGCTCAACGAAGTCTTTCTCTTTGACGGTGTGCACGTCATCGCCGAAACGTTTCTTGAGTTCTTCTAGCTCGGCTTGGAACCTGTAGAACACAAGCACGCCGCCACCGTTCACACCCTCAATGATGTCTTCCAGCTTATCCAGCTTCACCTTATGCAGAACGTCCCACCTACGCCCCTCGGTAGCATCCTCCCCACCCCCCGGCAAGTCGTGGTACAAGAACCCCGCCGTGATTTGAGCGAGCTTACCAGAGACGACAGCGGCGTTAGCGGCGGTGATTTCTTCACCGCTTTCCAGCAACCTAAGCACCAAATCTTTCTTCAACGTCTCGTACTGTTTCTGTACCTTCCCCGGCAAGGTAACCTTCTGCGGTACATACGTCACCGGCGGCAGCTTCACGCGCCCTTCCGTGCCCTGCACCAACACCCGGCTAGAGATAGCATCATAGATGTCGGTCTCAGTCTTAGCCCCGGCACGGGGCAACCATTTAGTGACAATACCGCTGGGCAACTGCCCCGCCGCGTAGAAGTACTTCCTGCGATACTCACTCAGCGTCCGACCCAAAGACTCTCCGTTATCAAGCAGGTACATCTGTGCCCACAGGTCAATCAGCGACTTAGGTGTGGGGGTACCCGTCAAGCCCCAGACGTGCTTCGCGCGGCTAACAATGTCCTGCGCGCCCTTCCAGCGCTTAGTACCCCTGTTCTTGTACCCGCTCAGCTCGTCGATTATCACCGTCTTGAAGCCCCCCGTCATGGCGCGGGGTCGCACATCATCCTGGTTATCCCTGCTTACCACCGTCAGGTCCGTCCTAGCCCCGGCGAGGGACACGCGCTTATCCTTCGTACCTTTCACGACCGTTATCGACAGGTCGGGTCGCCAGATGTCGCGCTCGGTCTTCCAGACGTGCTCGGCTACGCGCTTGGGGGCAATGATAAGAGCCGGCAAGTGTTCTTCGGTCAGCGCCGATAGACATGTAGCGGTCTTACCTAGACCCATATCCAGGAACAGAGCCCTACCGCCACCCCCGGCACGGAGGAACTGCATTGCCTCTATTTGATAACCGCGAAGAGAGAAGCCCATCTCCAGAGCTGATTTCGTCATCCCGAAAACCCATAACCTTTCATATCTAATTGCCTCATCACTACGCACTAGCCCCCGGCACGGCGACCAGCACCAGCACTACTACCCCCGGCTAGACGTGAGAGCCGCGCCCTACGCCCCCTCAGGTAGTACAACAACCCTTCATCCTGTACCACGTTGCCCGTCTCGCCTTCGATGCCCTCGCCTAAGTTCATAGGAGCGTAGATGCTAACAGCTTCGCGCCTATCAACCCTGGGCTTCGCATCTTCTGCAGCCCGCCTAGCCGCCAACTCCGCGCGTTTTTCTTCAAGCTCTCGTTGGTGGTTCTCTAGGTATTCTTCGTGCATGAGGGCTACTGCCTCTGGCGTGCCAAGGTTGTACTTCGACCGCGCAACACGAAGCCGTCCTATAGCGTCTAGCTTGTTGCGCTCGCGGTCAGCCTCAATCTTGGGTTTAATCACCGTCGCGTATCGGCGAGCGTCACGGTACCGCTTGCGTAGCCGTGCGCCACAGGTTCGGCATTCGATAGGGTCTTCTAGCCCGTAGGGGCGACCGCATTCTTTGCAGGGCTTGCACTTCTTTCCTGTTGATTTCGTCATTGCTTATTCATCCGTTCCATTTTCTAGCTCAGACTCGCGCTCGCGAATCCACGTCTTGACTTCATCCACCCCGGCAAGAACAACAACGTTATGCCCACCACGGGAGATTTTAGAATGTACGACTCTCTGCCGGGGGGATATGACCCCGCCACGTGCTCGCTTGAGTTCTACGAACCACACTGCACCGCCCGGTATGAGCACTACCCTATCGGGTATTCCGACTTCGGTAGGAGCCATCTTCCAGGTCACCCATCCACGGCTAACAACTTGCCGTCTAAAGTACGATTCAACAGCTTTCTCGGAGTCATTGTTCATACCTCAAGTGTACGCGGACGCGCTCATATTGTCAAATTATCAAACTTTAAATACATTTCCAAAACAATAAAATGCACAGCATCATTTCACCCCGGCACGGCGCACCTACCCACCACCCCCGGCATGTGATACACTGGGTACATACCTTGAGTGATGATGATTCATTCGGGAGCCTTTCATAACTACATATTGCACACTGCATCAGCGCATAACACAGTGGAAAAGCCCCTAGACTTCCGTTTCATCTAGGGGCTTTTCTAGTACCCAAACACCCCCGTCGCGTCGCTGCACCTAAACACCCACGCCACGGGGTATACTTTAACTGTTTCGTAACAACTACAGAACGGAGACCCCGGCATGACCGGCATCCACTTAGCAGACCAGGTACTCAATAACCTTATCTTCTTCCTGCAGAACGGTTACTGGCTGGCACACAGCCTCTTCTAAACCTGGTATACTGATAACATCCGCCCTGTGCGGTGTCACAGTTCTCATGCAGAAACCCCATACACCCCGCCACGTGGTGTATGGGGTTTCTTGCAACTAACCGAAAGGAACAAAACCAATGACTGCGCTTTCCCTCATTCTTGGACACGTATACTATTACGCTGATTTCTTCCGCGCTTTCGGGTATTTCCCCGGCTAGATACACCTAACAACTCAGAGATAAGGAACACACCATTATGTCACCTTCACATTGGGCAGTAGTGTCGCTGGCGTTCTACCACATGGCAATGAACATCTTCAATTTTTGGCACTAAGGAGACCCCGGAATGTTAGTACGTTACAGCGCTGTGCAGTTAGCTATGTACCCTATCTTGTGGGCATTTTACAGCTTCTGGCACTAGACCCCGGCACGGCGTGCTACACTGATAAACGGAGATTATCGTAACTCTGCCTTCAATATCGGTGTTTGCACAAGAAAACCCCGGCACTCAACTAAGAGCGCCGGGGTTTTCTTTACCCGTCTAGAATCCTTTTAACTTGAATCCGAAAATGTAGTTGAGTGTCTTGTTCCGAGTAAACACCCCACGGTTTCTTAGCTCGCGGGTCAGCCTCTGGAACACAGCTCGTACCGTCGCACCCTCGACGTTTGCCATAGCTACCGGTATCTCTGTCCCCTCCGGGGAGAGCTCGTGGAACGTAGTCATATTAATCGCTACCGTTTTCCCGTTGTCTTCCTGGGGCAGGGCGTATAAGTAACCCCATACCAAGCACAGAAACAGAGTATCAGCCACAGTATCGCACCGACCCCCCGGCACGTACATATCAACACCGAAGTGCGGGTTATCGTAGAAGCGACCCCCGTCGTGTTCCTCGCTTGCACCGTTGAGATTATCGAGTGCCCGGTATGAATCAGTGTACATCAGAGCACGCCACATACCGTTTATGTCTACGGAGGTGCGCGAGGGGCACTGTGGCTTATACGCAATAGTACAGTGTGTAGTCTCAGGAGTAACAGATATGTTTCCTCCAGCGGTCACCTTTACGTTTATGCTCTCTTCCCCAGCATGAAAACCATGAACCCAAGGGTCACCGTTCAAGCCTCCGGATACGGTGAACACGTAGGTTTCGTTCTTACCTACCCCCGGCACGAGCACGTCGTACACCTTTTCAGTCAGCTTACGAAGCCCGTCTGGTATAAGCTCTTCTCCCATTACCAACACATCCTTTCGGTACACACGGTTCGCAGATTTAATTATCCGAAATCCCGGTTATCTTTTCTGACAGCGACCGAAACGCTTTCCAGTCGATACCGGCGCTGACACTTCCTTTTTCCCGGGGCACTATACCCCCGGCTAGAGAGCGTACCGCCTCCCCAGCTTGTAGCATCGCCGCTTCCCGGCGTGCCTTGTTCTTCTCGTAGGTTTCGGCGCTGGTCTTAGCGCGGTGGTGGTGGGCGCACAGCGAAGCCAGGTTATCCAGGTCATCGCTGTGCCCCTTGATGTGGTCTACGTCGGTAGCCCGGCTTGTGCACCGCTCGTTAGTGTTCCCGTTCAACGCTGTGCACTGGAACCCGTCACGCTTGAGGACGGCAAGGCGTATCTGCTTCCACCGCGGCGACTGACGATAGGTCAGCCCGCTCTTCTTTTTCCATCCTGTTCGTTTGCTCATGACTTCCCTTGTTCATTATCAGAACTAATACCCATAACAAACCTAGCCTGTGGCATACAGACTTCCAGGTCTAAGAACGGGTTATCAGAGTTAAACTCGCACGCCATAGTTAGGTTCTCTACTCTGCCGATACCCACCTTGATAATGGGCAATCCTACAGGGGATACCCCCGCCGCGATAACAACACCAGCCCCCGGCTTGAGTCGTTTCTGAATGAATTTCAGAACGTCGTTTGAGAAGGCTACGGTCTCTTCCTTTGATGGGCAGATACCCACCTTATGCGTCTTGTCCTTCTTCTTGTCCTTCTTCTTGTCCTTCTTCTTACTCTCACCGTTGGATGCGCCCCTATAACCGTTGAACAGCCTGTTAGGGTCGGGTCCCGTCAGGTTACTTATGCCCTTTACAAAGTTACTCATGTCATCCCCTCCTGTTATTTCCGTCCGGGTGCACGGTACGGGTTGTTCTGCACCCATTTATCAACATCTGCAAGTCGCCATACGGGGGTTTCCCTGCCTTCGTAGCCACCCGGCACGTAGAACGCCGGTTCTACAAAGGCGTTACGCCGGACCCGCATGACAATATTCGACCGTGGATGTGGTACTACCCGTAGAACGCCCGGCAAGGTAGCGAACCCTACCAGCGTATCGCCCTGCAACACGTCGAATGCTAACCGCTTCATTACATAGCACCGCCTTCCACAAGTACCATGTGATGCCCGTTGCTACGCGCGTCCGATACAGCAAGCGCGTGCACGCTCTGGCGTACCTGCTCCCAGCTCTTGAAGAGGGGAATACCCCCGTCTCGCACGCTCGTTCCTATACTGTCCGCGATAACGAAGCTCAGCGCGCCGCGGCGTTTCACATCACCATGCGGGGCGCTCTGCTCATACTTGACAGATGATGCGCCTACGAACCTGCCAGCCCGGTTATCTCTAATGAGACAGGTTAGGATGCCGCCACGGTCTCCCACGGCGTAATGCTCAAACTGTACCGAGTAGTGCGCGCGGGTCTTTGGTTCTTTGGGTGGTTGCAGTACGTTTGTTATGTCTATCATTCTTGGTTACCTTTCTGTTCTTCACTAGCGTGCGCCTGCCCGGTCACCTTTCTGTTTCGGCTAACGTGTGCCAACCCGGCACGGGTGCAGGACGACGACGGTTAATCATCTCTTCACGTGCCCGCTTCTGCTGTGCCAGACGGTTGTAGTAGTCTTCTTCTAGAACGGTGATGCGCTGTTGCAGTTCCATGTACATACGGTACAGGTCTTCGTGCCCGGTGGACGGTAACATCTCGTGGTACACATCCCCTACGCGGTAGTTGCACTGCGCCCTATCCCGGCATGCAGAGCGCTTAGCGTATAACGCTATAGCACCGGTCACGATGAGTAGGAATGCAGACCCGGCTAGGAGTAGTGCGTTGATAATATGCCCGGTCATGATGCTTGCTCGCTTTCTGGTACGTTCGGTACGAAGAGGGTGTACCCACCGCCCCTTAGCACATGGCGCGTGGGAAGCCTACTACCAACGCCCGATTCGGTGTACAGTTCCCCCATGTTTACTACACCCCCGGCGTGTACCCCATGCGGGTACCACTTGAAACTAAACCATGTGTTTTGTAGTTCCGGGTGGGAGAAGCCGGGCGTCATATCGAAGTAATCTGATTGATATACAGGGTACCGGGTACCTTTTTCATCCGGCCCGAAAATCTCAAACTTTGACAGGATACCTTTCAGGGGCACTCGCTCTGTGTACATCTGTAGGTACACATCCCATCCGTCGGGTTTGAAATCAATAGCTTTATCAAGCTCTTTTCTGACCTCTTGTTGCGCGTCGTAAGGTAGTACCAAGGGGGTAACCTTGAGGTCTTTTACACACTGTTTATACTCTTCATATTCCGCTAAAACGCGGCTGTTACGTGATAGTTCTGCTTCGTGCATCCAGTTATTCATTTGTACCCCCCATGAGCCGGTATGCCGCGTAGCCCCCGGCTAGTAGCATTCCCAGCGTCGCACCATTCCCGGTGCCGCCCGTTGCCACAACAGCGACCCCGAAAGCCCCGGCTAGGGCTAAAGCCCCGGCTGTGGTGAGTGCACGAAGTTTCTTAGACATGATGAATCCTTTCTGTGGTGCCCCGGCGCGGTGTACGTGCCACACCGGGGCGGTTTAGTTGGTAGTGGTTACTCGCAGTAGGGTTTTCCAAATATCGTGCACTGTACTTGACCGGACAGCCCGCTACAATGCTTCATGTTAAGATAGCCTGGTACCCACGGTTGAACCCCGTAGAGTCTCTGGCACTGAGTCTTAGCGAGTGGCTGTCTAGGGGCGGCATCCGCCGGTACGATAGGCACGAGCGTTGAGAACGCCACCGCAACAGCGGCTAATGGTGCAATGAGTTTCTTCATGGTTAGTTTCCTTCCATCATGTCCGTTACCAGGGTGTACAGTTTTTCGATAGCCCCCGGCATGTCGCCATCGTGGTACCCGTCGCGCAGGTCTCGCACCTGCTCGTACAAGGGTTCAAGGCTTGCAAGCTCTAAGTAGTCCCGTTCCACCTCTTCACGGAATGCCGTTAGCGCGTCTTGCGCCTCTACGGCATCATCTCGGAAAGTTTCGGCGCGGTCTGACAGCAGAGGTATCAACAGCTGAATAGTATCTAGCAGTTTGTCTATTCCGGCATGAAGACTGTCGATATAGTCTTCTACCACATCCGGGATGACCTCTCCCCCTTCATCGTAGGGTACCGGGAAATCATCTAACCTGCCTAAGATTTCGTCCACCTTAGAGTCGTGTAGCGCGCTCGCATCATCCAGCCACCCGGCTAGTTTGTCTGCGGTTATGTCGTCGTCTAGCAGAGTGCCTTCAAAAAGCAATTTAAAACACTTCCTTTCTGTTTAGTCGTTGAAGACGTGGTACACGGAACCGTCTAGTGACGGTGCGAAACACCATCCCCAATAACTCAGTTCATCCTTGAACGCTTTCGTGTCCACGAATCGCAGAGCTTGCGGGTCGTCCACATGGAAGTACCGGCTGTAAATCTCGCGTATATATTCATCAAGTTCTTCATGGTCGCCGTCGTAATCGAAGAGCAGACGCTCTATAGCATGCCTGTCTTCAAGCGCGTCAAAGAGTAGCCCTGTGTGTACACCCCATGCCATAAGGGCATCCGCCGGGCATTCAAGCCCGATACCCGCTTCAACGGCGTTCCGGTAGGCACGGGTTAGATTAGCCCGTTGCGCGGGTGTTAGAGCGCCGTAACGTTCCTGATACAGGACTTCAAAGCGTTCCACTTCGTTGCGAATGTCTTCCCTATCTTGCGGGGGCAATTCTGGTTTGGATAGGTCTACAGTTGCCACAGTTCTAAGCCTTTCTTATGCACTGAATACGTAGGTAAGCGTTCCATCTTGAGTAGGGGCGAATACCCACCCCTCGTCTTCAAGGTGCCGCTGATACTCTTCAACGTCCAGCGGCTTTAGCGCCAAAGATTTAAGCGCTACATCATGGAGGTCTAGGGACTCTATATACAGGTCCTTTAGGAAGTCTCCCAGATGGTCGTGTGCACCATAGTAATTTAGTAGTATGGTTTTCAATTCGCCCACATTATCTAGCGAACGTTCCATATCCCCGGTGTAGTCACCCCATGCCATGAGCGCGTTTGTAGCGAGGTCTGCATCAACCCCTAGCGAGACTTCCCCGTACTCACATGCTTCTACAAGGTTCGCCCGCTGTTGCCCGGTCAGTTCTTCCCCGTAAAGGCTCTCAAAGCCGTCTATGGCATCCTGAATGTATTGGGGGTTTCCCATTTGTCTAAGTTCCTTTCTGGTTATGCCAATGCCCGGCGGTTGATGGTGAGAATGTCGGTTGTATCTGCTTCCAGGGCGCGGACAACGTCCTTACCCGGCTTGGAAGCCCGGTTACCTTTAGGCTCTGTCGCTACCTGCATGAGGGGCAGGAACATAAGAAGCCCGGCTAGGCATGCCCCGATACCCCATGCCAGGGTTTCAGATAGCAACGTGTATTGATACGCGAACGCGAAGCCGGTAGCGATTACAGCCGCCCAAAGCCCGGCTAGGGTTGCGAGGGTTTTCAGGTGTTTCATGCCCGGTTACCTTTCAGATTGAGATGTGTATAGAACGTGCCCGCCCGAGGAATCGAACCCCGGCATGTACCATAACGGGCGACCGCTTATCGGTGATGATGTGCGGTGATTATTTACTGAGTGAAGTACGGTTGAAGGTTAGTCGATAAGAAGCCCCGCATCTTTGAACGTTTTAAGAACACGCCCGTCTGCATCCCCGCCTAACAGGTCAGCGTCAAAGATGCTGTAACTGCCGCCGGTGGAGAATTTGTGAATGTCCTTCGTTTCGTCGTACCGGTACTTGCGCATGTATTCCTTGAGTTCGCCCAAGCCAAGGTCCTCGTAGACCGCGTTGAGGCGGCGGTACTGCATGTCCTGTATAGCCCAGCTACGCATGCCGCTTACCGGGTTTTCCCGCAGGAAGAATACCACAAGGTTTTTGAGGCTGTGCCTCTCAAGGGAGCGGGTCAATTCCCCGCTATCCAGGTGTCGATTTAGGGCTTCTTTGAGTTCTTTGGGGTTGAGCATTTCGGTCATATCCTTTCGTGATGTGGTTTGAGGTTAGCGAATGAAGTAGGTATGCGCACCGGCTTTTTCCATCACAGCCCGCATATCAAAAGTTCCAAATAGGTTACGTGAAACGTCCATGTCTTCCCCCCTTAGGCGAAAGGAACATGAAAGCCTTTTTATCTCGTAGGTAGGAATACCCGGTAATATACCCTTGAATATCCCCAAGTCCCACCGCCTTGTATACGCGGTTGAGCTTACGCATCTCAACTTCTGGTAGCCCCCATACGTCGAACTCACCCGAACTAAATTCCAGAGTGCCCGAGTACTGTACTACCACTTCATCAGCGCCATATTCCTGTACGACGCGTTCCAATTTCCCCGATTTGTAGTTGTTCAGTAGAACTTCCAGGGCGTCCTTGTTGTTCATTCCAAGGTTCCTTTCGTAAGGTGGTTGAGGATACCCGATACTGGGTAATCCCGTGCGTACACCGGGAATCGCACCCGGCTAGAAGGCTAACCCTTTGTACGCGGCAGGTTTTACATGCCTGCAATTTTCATGAGTGGGTTTAGCAAGTTTGTTACCCATGCGATAGGGCTTTCATGCGCATATGTTGCCCATGAAGTCATGTATGCTACCCACGTCATGACGTAATCAGTTGTCATTGTTCACAGTCCTCTATTTGATTATCAAAGAGCAATTAGTTTTGTTGTTGGTATCAACTCTACATTGTTTGTGATGATTTGTCAAATCTTCTTTCTGGTCTAGTCATCCACGTTTTACCGTGCTTTTCACCTCATGCTTTAGCAGTATTGGCTACTCTCCCTAGAGCCTCTAGAAGCTCTTGGTAACCCTTGGGCTACCTGACTCTCTATCACTATTTCGTTTTGTTGATATATCCATAATGCACTATAGTTTGATGATTTGTCAAACGTAAACGATATGAGTTGAGCCACACTGTATGTGGGTATGGCTATGCGGGTACGTGTATGCGGGTACGTGTATGTACATAGGTACATGCGTGCGTGTGTGCGTGTGTGCGTGCGTGTGTGCGTGTGTGTACATCATGTGATGAAGCGAGTCAAATCCTCACCATCATTCACGTGTGCATACGTATACGTGCGTGTGAATGGCTATGCGAGCTTGCACCTGCTCATTAGAACACGTGTTCGAACCAGGGGGAGGGGCGGTACCCCCACCCACGTCGCCCCCTCCGCCGGGGTCTGGCGCTCGGGCCCCGGACCCTCTCGGAAAGGACG